GGGGTAAATATCAAGACGTAAACTCAGCAAGTGATTCATACTAAACAAAGAATTAAAATGGCTAAGTTAAATCTTCCAACTGTCCTGCATGTGGATTTCGATAAGACCATCACGCAGGTCATGGAAGACCCCGACTTCGACCCGTACTGTAAAGATGAACTCCACGACGTACCCGTTGATTCGAAGATGCAGTCTCGGCTTCGTAGCCTTACGGAGCAGGGACACACTATCATCGTCTGGACGGCTCGCCCGTGGAGTCACGCGGCCTCGGTCGCAGGGTACCTCACACGACATCATGTTCCCTTTGAGGGGCTAAAGATGAACAAAGGAGGAGGGGGCGTCTACGTCGATGACAAGGCGTATCGTCCTGAAGAGTTCCTTCAACCATGACCTACACAGTATGGGTAGAGCGCGGTAACGGCACCCTCCGCGAGTTCGAGGATGTTCGAGACGCAATGAACCTACCCACGGGAGCAGTTCGCGTAGTGACCGCTGAGGGAGTTGAACTGAAAGTTCCTAAAGCGGACATTATGCGGATCAAGCACAGTGATGCATGAACGAATTCCATCCAACTACAACCATGACTGAAGAAACCGATGAGGGTGGGGGGCGCGAGGCATTAGAAATTCTCGCTGACTCTGCTGATCTGTACGAACGAAAGAACGAAGACTACGGAGATTCGTGGAAACTGGTCGGCAAAATTCTCGCCATGATACTCGAACATCAGGGCGTGGAGACGCTGGAAATTCCTGTAACCCCGGAGAACCTGAACTCACTCGGTCTGTTCTTCAGGCGGGGCGACAAGTTCTGTCGGGAATTCAACGGCTGGTTCGTCCTCGATCACATGAACGTGGACGAGTCCATTGCTGAAACCCATCAGGACGATGTTCCATATGGAGCAATGCACACAGAACTTGCGGAGTCTGTTGCCTCAGAAGAAGACCCCTTATCGGGTTATGACCAGAGCCGAGAAGAACCCCAAGATGGGATGGTCGTCGGTGGCTACTGTATTGGTGATACGGTTCCTATAGGTGGAATCGAGTACCACGTCACCTCTGTCTCGTTGGGCTTTCGAATGGATGAATCTGAGGTACTGCTTCGGAATGACGAGAAGAGCCTCACCATCTCTGGACCGCCCCACGAAATTGAACAAATGAGAGATGACCAATGACTGAACGACACACTACACTCCAACGAATCGCGCTCGCACAAGATGAACCCGCGCAGTTCCTCGAAGACCTTATTCTTGTGAAGCAAGACCACGAGGAAACTCCCAAAGAGATGCGTCGGTTCGAGATGAAACTCGAACTCGATGAGCAAGACTTGAACCGTGCCATCGAGGAGGTGGCCGAGGTAGTCGAGGATGACTAAAGATGATGACGGCAGAAACCTCGATGAAAATATCGACCAACTGGCCGTGCAAATCGAAAGGACCATCCAATCCACCGAAGAGTTTCTGGATAGCGTTGGTCCTTTTGAGTCTCGGCGTTCTCGCCGTACTCAAGCACGGCAGTATCTTGGGAGTTCTCTGAAATGAGCGAGAACGATGAAAACGTGGGCGTCCCTCCGACGTTCCGCGACACGCTTCAGGAGATACTGGCCCACGCCGCTACGCAGGAGCGCACGGTCATCGAGTTCAAAACCGAAGAGACAGCGAGCGGTCGTACTCACTTCTCTTCGGCGCTTGAGATAACAGAGCATGTGTGCGAGCTTGAAGAGAAATTAGACACAACACCAGAACGATGAAGAAAATCACTACGGTACTTAGCGGACTTCGGACAAGGCCTCCCCTCGGGAGTGGTACTACTGAAATCTACGTAGTTATCAATCCCCCGGATGAGGAACCAAAAGTCGAGCGCCAAACTCTGACTGACGAACAACTTGCTCACAGCGGTAATCGCTCTGTCATGAGGAACGTTCTCGAACACGTTACCCTTTCTACAATCAAGAAGTGGAGGGGAGCATGAGTAGATACGATAACAACGAAGCAGACCCGAGTGCTGACCGTCCAGAACCGACACGTCTCGAAGGAATTGACCCGGAGAGGGTTCTTCAGCCCGACGAGGAAGTGCTGGAAAATGGACTTCCATACATCAGCAAGTCGAGAGTGAAGAAATATCTCAAATGTCCAGCCAAATTTTACTGGACCTATATTTGTGGAGAACGCGCTCCTACTAATTACTATATGGAACGCGGTAGCAGGCTCCACGAGACGTTTGAGGTGTTCCACCTCAACCTGATGGACTACGTGGAGGAAAACGGAGAACGACCAGAGCGTTTCGCTGACCTGCTTCCCCACTGGCGGAACTACACGCAGTGGATTGAGCAGATCGGCTCGTTCATCCGGTTCGAGGAGCGTAGGTGGAACGAAGTCGCTGACCACATCATCGACGTTCACGGCCCACTCCGTTCAGACCACGACGCTCGGGTTGCCCGTCAGATGGGTCAAGACCTGTGGCTCCCCGTTGAGGTCGAGGCCGAAGCGTGGCTCGGACAGCCCCCGGAGTCGTGGGTCGAAGACCGGGGCAATCCAGACTACGTGAGTGGTGAGCCGCCCGTCGGCAGTGCGCCGTGGATGGGGCGAGCAGACCTTATCGTGGACTCCCGCTCACTCATCGGTGTTGACGGTGACGGCGTAACCATCATCGACTACAAGACTGGAAGCATCCCCGATGAGAAGTATCGAGATACTGGTATATTTCTTGAGGGGGAATACTATGGGTGGCTCTTCGAGAGGTTCTTCGATGTTGATGCCGTAGCGGGGTATTACCCCGGCGCTGACGAACTCATCGTGTCTCCCTATCCCGATGTAGAGCGTCGTGAAACAATCTGTGAGGCAGTTACGGGGATGCAAGAGATGCCCGAGCAAGTTGAGGGGAACGGCCCTCCCGAGAACTTCGACTCGGAGCCGCAACCGCTTTGTAACTACGACGGCGGTAATTGTCACATGTTCAATATTTGTGACTCTAATTGGGGTCTTAACAGATGAGAGTCCCAATGGTTCTCGATGAAGACGACGCAGACCATATCGAGCAACTTCTCGAAGCCCTCGCGTCGGGCTACCACATCGACGCCCCCGATGAAGAGAAACAAGAACAGTACGACGAGATGCTGACGCGGTTCCAAAATGCTCGACCATGACTGAAGGCAACACCGAACTCACCCTCCACGACGAATCAGTAGAAACGCTCATCAAAGTCCTCTACACTATCAGCGAGACAGGAAAATACAGAGCGACACAAGAACACGCGGCGGAACTCGGAACCATCGGTGGAACTATTCGCTCACAAAAACCCGCTCGACCGAGCCAAGCTCCTGACGCTATAATAGCTCTCTGTGGCCTCCCCGGAGCGGGGAAGTCCTACGTCGCGGACAAACTTAGCCGAGTCTACGATTGTCCAATTTTCTCGATGGGTGACGCCATCCGGCGACACGCACCGGACGGCCTCGAATCTGCCGAACTTGGGGAGTGGGCGGCGCAAACCCGAGACGACGATGCCGAACAGATACCCAAGTGGGCCGTCGAGATGGTACGTGGCTCTCACCCCAATGTCGCTATTGTAGATGGTGTGCGCTCTACAACGGACTATGAAGTGCTGGCGGACTACTTCGATGTGTACCTCATTCGTGTAAAAGCTCCGTTCTACACTCGGCTTGAAAGGCTCCAAGAGCGCGGCAGAGAGGGCGAGGATGAGTTCGATGCCGTAGACCTCGCAGAACGTGATGAGAACGAACTCAACAGCCTCGGCTACAGTGAGTTGCTGGTGTTCGACCCACCCATGTTGACCCTGACCAACGGCCGAAGAGAAGGGCTACTCCGACAGCGGATGGCCTCGCTGGTCAACGAGAACCTACCCTTCGAGCAGGAGAACCCCGAACCCCTCTTGCCTCCGGTTGGTGGAAAGAGCCACCGACGGAAGCGAACCCCCCACTCATCGGAGTAGTCCCGAAAGAATTAACTCCTGTCGGTTCTTCTTTAGTGTCACGGAGTCGGAATCGCCTCTGGTGTCCTGCCGGGGGCGACGGCATCCGCCGACACAACCTAACCATGCAGGAAATTAGCCTCGAAGCGGAAAACGTCGAAACGTTACTCTTTGTACTGGAGCAAAACACGCAGGCGGTCAACAAGGGCGACTCCCTACGCTGGACCCCTGCGTCGGCAGAGCGCATCAACGACATCAAGGAAGAAATCGCGGTGCAGACCGAGTAACCATGAGTGCTAACGCTACACCCCATATCCGACTGCGGACCACGCTCTCACACCCAAACGATCCGGCTATCGTCCTCGGTTTCAACGCTCGGGACACCCGATATGGTAAAGACTCGCTGGTTCTGAAAGCAGAGGAAATTCCGAACATCCGTGAGAACCCTGCGGTGACTCACTTCGTTGTCCCCGAGAAACAGGCTGACGAAGTGCTGGACTCTGCGGACAAACGGCTCTACATCCTCGGTGAGAACTTCGTCTATCATGTTCCGTTCACGGTGTTGGAGCAATCCACTGTCCATACCGGGGATGTGCGTGGAGAGACAGTTACGGGACGAAAAGTGTCAGTTGACGATCTTGAAGAGTGGGTTCGAGATTCTGTCGAGGTCGGCAACTGATGAACCAAGTAGTTGACCCCGGAGAGGTCCGGGTCTGGTGTCCAGAGTGCGGCGGCGACCTGTTGCTCCGCATCTCGCGGAAACAGGGAAACATCCGGTACGACTGTCAGGACTGCGACCTGCTGGAGAAGCACGTAATCAACTACAAAGAAGGCGTCACTGTGGGAGTTCACCATGACTGAAAACGATCTGAACGAGTACCAGCGTCAGGCAAAACGTACTGCTGTCTTCCCGAACACGCTCCCCGAGTTCATCGAAGTCGGACAGGTCTACACCGTTCTCGGAGCGGGCGGGGAGACAGGTGAAATCGAGGAGAAGCTGAAGAAGGCCATCCGCGAAGACGATCCCGAGTACATCGAAGAGATGCGTGCTGAAGTCGGTGACGTACTCTGGTATCTCTCACAGGTCTGTGAAGAGTTCGGATGGGAACTCGGTGAGATAGCCGAGGACAACCTCGACAAACTGCTCGACCGCAAGGAGCGGGACGTGCTGACCGGACAGGGAGATAACCGATGATTCACGAAGCCGCTACTCGACTTGATGAGCGGGGGTTCACTATTATCCAACAGCTAACGGACGACTGTGGGACAATTGGATATGCCCTCTCGTTCTTGAACCAAAGATATTGTCTCGTGGCAAAGGAGTACGCCTACGAAAACATGGCATCCTTTATGGCTCGACTTGTTGAGACACTACCAGAGGACTTCGACTTTATTTTCTACTGCGCTGACGACGATAGATACACTATCTTTGATGGAGACTTCGTTCGGAAACAAGCAGACCCGTCACAAGGAGCGAGCAAGAAAAGAGAAGTCTCTTGGAGAGAGATAGAACGCTCTCACGGCGCTTTACTCCATAAGTTTATTCGTGGAATCGAGTCACCAGACACTCTTTCCGGTAATAACGCTACTCTTGAAAAATTCGCATGATAGAAATTGCTATCCAAAACACAGAGACGCTGTACCCGAACGAGTTCAACGAGCTGGACGAGGTTGTTGTCCGACTCTATGGTCGCACCGATGAGGGGGTGGCAAAGTCCATCACGGTGACTGGCTTTGAACCCTACTTCTACATCCCCGCCGACGAGCAGGACAACCTTGCTCCGGCTGACCACGACGAACTCGTTCGGTACGAAGGGTCAGACTTCATGCCGCTCCGAGAGCGGTTCAGCGATGACCCGACGGAACTCGTGAAGGTCGTAGCTTCCCACCCCGGAGCGGTGCGTGACCTCCGCGACAGATGGGAAAAGACATGGGGAGCCGACGTGGTGTTCACGAACCGGCTTCGTATTGATAAGGAACTCGTCACTGGTGCTTCCGCCCCCTCATCGGTTTGTTCAGTTGACGAGGTAGAACCTGTCGAGATGGACGTAGAACCGCGCGTACTGACTCTGGACATCGAGACAGATGACCGTGGTTCGGGCTTCCCCGCACCGGGAGGGGCGCGTATTCTCTCCGTTGCGGTTCACGATTCTTACGATGATGAGTACGTCACGTTCCTCGACACCGATGGTGTGGAGGATGCAGAGTTCTTCGGCGTAGAAGACCCGGAGAGCATGGCAGACCTCGGTGTTACTGAGCCTGACGCACTGAATACGTTCATGTCGGAGCGGGAGATGCTGATGAAGTTCGCGCAGTGGGTCCAGCAGAAGGACCCGGACATCATCACGGGGTGGAACTGCGGTGACAGTCGAACGGATGGGTTCGACTTGCCGCACATCGTGGCGCGTATGGAGAATAAACACGTCTCTACGTCTCGCCTTTCTCGTGAGGGTTATGTGAAGAATAAGCGGAAGGGCGACGATGGATACCGTACCTCCATCCGTGGCCGCACGACCCTCGATCTCATGGATACATGGGTCAGTACGAAGTTCACCAAACCCGACTCGAAGCGGCTCGATGACGTAGCGCAAGACAAACTGGAAGACGCAAAGATAGAACACACGGACAAGGGGTTCTACGAACTCTACCGGGACAACCCCGCGAAGTTCGTGGACTACAACACCAAGGACACGCGCCTCACGGTCGAAATCAACCGCGAGGAAAACGTCCTCGGCTTCAAGAAACGCCTGAAAGACATGATTGGGGTCGATTGGGAACAGACCCGGATGAACAAAGACTTCGTATCCATGTCCGTCCGACGTGCCTGTCACGACCACGAGGTTGTGATGGTCACTGCTTACGACAACCCTCACGTCATCGAGGCGATGGAGGGGAACAGTGACGTGAACTACGACGGCGCGTTCGTCTTCCCTGCGTTCAAGGGAGTTAAGAAGAACGTCGTTGGGAAGGACCTCGCCTCGCTCTACCCGATGACGCAGGCGATGCTCAACGCCTCGCCTGACACGCTCATCGACCGCAAGCGTGCCGTGAAGGAAGACATCCCTCACGTCGTAGCCGAGAACGGCGTCACGTTCCGTACTGACAAGGACTCCATCATCAAGGAACTCGTGGAAGAGTACGATGAACTGAAGATGGAGTACAAGAGAGAATTAAAAGAATTAGAGTATGGTACAGAAAAATATGAACAAATGTCGGAGAATTACGGAACAACAAAAACAATTTTCAATTCCTATTACGGATATACTGGATATGATAAATCTCCGCTTTACAATCCGAAAATCGCGGCGGCTGTCACCCTGACTGGTCAGGTTGTCATCAAGGAGACGGCGCGGTACGTGGACGAAGAGACAGAAGGGTCCGTGGCATATGGAGATTCTGTACCCCACTTCGAGCCAGTGTACGTGAGGGAAGATGGAGAAGTAAATATTCTTCCGATAGAACAGTTGCATAATGAGTACGACTCGGGAGAGTTCGAGGTGTGGTCTGAAGATGGATGGGTAACGTGTACTGACACTATCCGAAAACCAAACCGGAAACAGATGTACCGCGTTCGGACAAGAAACGGTGTGGTACACGTAACAGAGGACCACGGACTACTCAACGAGTCTGGAAACGAGATTCCTCCAACGGAAGTTGAAGAGGGAGACACGTTGATGCACACGAAACTTGCTGATGCTGTGGGAAATACGTCGGAAATAAGCCACGAAAAAGCATGGATGTATGGTGTTCTCGTGGCTGACGGGACAGCTATTGACTCACAGTTCAAAGTCACCAAGAACAACCGAAGCGTACTGACGCAGATAGGATACGCAATGGAGCGTGTGTTTGGGTTCGATACTGAAGTTAAGGACTACAAAGAATCGAGTGGGTGTCTCCAGCTACGTTCTGGTGATAATGAGTGGGGTGCTGTCTCCAAGCTTTGCTCTAAGTTACAACCAAAGCTCTATGCTTCAGACGGAAAGAAAAAAGTCCCCGAGGATGTCTTGAACGGAACCAAAAGTGTGATGCGGGCGTTCCTCGACGGGTATCAATTTGGTGATGGGGATGACGATGAACGGTACGACAAGTTATTCCATCGGTCCTACACAAACAGTCACACCCTCGGTGCAGGTCTAACCTATCTACTTGATAGACTTGGAATGGATGCTGGTGTAAACTTCCGAGACAATTATGGGAAGGAGTACCCAAGAATACACTCCAGAGAAGATGACGGTATCCGTTCAGAGGTATTGTCGGTCGAACAAGTCGAGTACGACGGTGACTATGTGTATGACCTATCAACTGAAAATGAACACTTCAACGCAGGAATTGGCCGACTGACTGTCCACAATACGGACTCAAACTACGTCGAGTACCCCGAGGAGTGGGAGCAAGAGCGAGTGCTGGAATATGCACAGGGTGTCTGCGACGATCTCAACGAAGAGGTGTACCCTGCGCTTTGCTCGGAGTTCAACATCCCCGAGGAAGACAACCGCTGGTTCATCGAGTTAGAGATGCTGGCAACGATGTTTCAGAGCGGAAGCAAGAAATTTTACGCTTATAAAAGCCAGTGGGCTGAAGGGATGGACTTCGATGAACAGGTCAACGGCGGCGAGGGAAAAATCTCCATCTCTGGCTACGCCTGCGTGAAGTCAAACTTCGCTCCCATCACGAAAGACACACAGCGTGAAATCCTTCACACCATCCTTCGAGATGGTTCAAAACAGGATGTTTCCGACATCATGCACGAAGCCGCGTCTTCCATCGACGCCCGTAACCCCGATTGGGACCGTATCGGGATGCCGCAGGGCCTCGGTCAGAAAATCTCGAAACAGAAATCAGAGAAGGAAAACTACTACACTTGGTCCACGAGCGGCGACCACCCACAAGGCGCTCACCCACGAGGGGCGTGGTTCGCAAATCACCTCCTCGACGTGGACATCGGTGAAGGGGACCAGCCGAGCCGAGTCTATCTGAAGCCGAATCTCACGGTCAACGGTGAACTGGTAGATGTAATCACGTTCAACGATGGAAGCGACTTGGAACCTATCGAAGACGAACTGAGGATGGACGCGGGGAAGATGCAGAGGAAAGTGCTGGTGAACCCGATGGACGACATCCTCGACGCCTTCGGTGTGGAGACACAAGCCGCGCTCCGGGGCCAAGTTGAGACTCAGGCGACACTCGGAGGGTTCTGCTAATGAGCGAAGAGAAACCGTGGCGAGATGAGGAAAAGCTCCGTAAAGCATATGGGAGATTACAGTCCACAAGAGATGTTGGAGATGAATTAGGTTGTTCTGGTTCAACTGCTCGCTATTGGATGAAGAAGTTTGGAATTGAAAGATCAAAACCATGCAAAAAGAAACATGGTCATTTTTCTTTGGGAAATCTAAGTAGACGTGAATATTCACAATTTAGCGTATCCGCTAAAGAGGGTCGAAAATGCGTTAGCATTCATAGACTTATCGCGGTCGCGGAGTATGGTTTTGAAGAGGTAAAGGACAAAGAAGTACACCATAAGAATGGCAATCTATTAGACAATAGACCGGAGAACTTGAAGCCCCTTACAGGATCAGAACATAAGATGAAACATCGTGGAGTTACAAAAAAAGAGTGTAAAGAAGCAATTAGAAAGTATGTATTCGAGAACGGAGAAGAGCCAACGGTGCGCTCATACGAAAAGTGGAGAACTAATGAACCAAGCATGACTACAATGTATGAAAGATTTAGTAGTTGGAGCGCGGCCAAAGAAGAAGTCTTATCGAGTTAAAACTATGACATACTCTCACACTACCATCGACTACCACTTCGGCCCGGAGGGTGAGAGCGGGATCATGGAACCCACATGGTTGACGTTCCGCCTTCATTTCGAGGGCGACATCGACTCGGTGACGTGGACGAAACTACGGACGCCTAATTTCGACTTAGAAGGAATAGCAGATTGATGCCCCCGCGCTCCCCGAGTTCGGCCAAGCCGCACACAAAAATAGCACACCCCCGCGACGACGAAGAGCAAACTTCGCTCTTCGATTTTGAGGAAACCAAAGAATCAACATGAGCCGCCTTAATCGCTACGCTGTGACGTTTCTGGTCGTGCTGGTAGGAAACATCCTCTTGGGCCTCACAGCGCCCGTGGCGGGCCTGCTGGCTGTGCTGGCGGCGCTCCTGTTCTGGACCCGCGTTTGCGACAGAAAAGTTCGGATTCCAGCGTGGTCGGTGCGAGGCCCGCACCAGTAGGGTTGCGTCTCGCGTGTGTGCGCGAAGTGTTATACTGTACTGTTAACTATAGAACTGTTAAAACCGATGAGGGGGTGTAGTGGCAGTATGTTTAAGCCAAAAAAAAAAGGCCCCTCACAGTGGAAGAACCACTGTAAGGGGACAAAGCTAACAAAGAATTGATGACCGGTTTTAAGCTATCAGCTTCAGAAGCATAATGTATGGACGTTGGACTGAACCCCCGCGAAGCCGCCTTTCTGTTAGACGAGATGGACGAGATCGCCAACGACGAGTCTCGTCCAACGTCTGCCCGTCATGAGGCACGGCGACTCCGCCGGAAAGCAGAAAAGACACTCACCGAGTAACCACTGCACTGAACCCACCGCGCTATCCCACTCGGTTCAAAAACTCGTCCGGTTAGTAGGCTACGCCGTCGAACCGATCAATTAGCTGGTCGTTGAGAACAGAGTCTTCGCCATCCATGATTTCTGCGAGATAGCGACCGTACTTGCCTTGACCGTGGACTTTCACTCTCACCTCATCGGTGTTTTCAATCCACTGTTCAACGAATTGTTTTTCTTTTATACCGCATTGATACTCTTCACTCTCATGTTTTGTCCCGTATGTTTCGTGTGTATCTACGCCAAGAAGTCGAACTGTGATTTTATATTCGATGCCGGGAAAGAGATCAAGTTCAACTTCTAATGTGTCACCATCGACAACGCGATTGATTTGCGCCGGGTACGTTTTTGGATTCATGGATTATCCACACTTCGACCAGCCACATTCAGGACAGACGGGACACCCACCGCCAACGAATACCTGACCCGGACACGCCGGAAGCTTGGGATTAGGACATTGAATATATTCGGCCATGATTAGGGAAGATAGTTACCGATCAGCCAACCAGTTCGCCAGTAGTGTTTTTCTTGTGTGTACTCTGTTTCGTGGATGTCATTATAGCCGCAGTAGAGTCCATCCACGACAGCGTGCCACTCGCGGAACGTGAGATCGCCCATGATGGGCAGAGAAAGCATCGTCTCTTTCTCGGAAGTCATTTTAAGACTGTGTTACTCCATCAACAGAAAATCCAGTAGAAGTGTTATAGTCTCCATGCAAATTTATGGTGAGAGAGATAACACTTTCGTCGTTATTAGACGGATCGTCCGTTTCTACGTAAGCCTCGATTGTATCACCGTCTGATAACGAAACACTGTGTGTTCCAGATATAGAGCCATCAGCAACGAGAGAACCATTAACAGACAATTCTTCTGTTACTGTTCCGGGCATCGTTCTAAGAATAACCTCAATTGTGTCAATTCCACTTATTCCATCATGTAAAACGTCGAAATTTAGAGTTAGATATTCCGGTGTATCTGAAGTTTTATCCCATCCAAATTCACTTTGGAGTACACCGTTGACTATTGTTTTATTATCTGATACAGAAACATCGTAGTCTGAGCTATTTGCTCGCTGATCGTAAGATGTGTGATGTGTCCCGTTGACGAAAATCCGAGCTTCTTTTTCAGTGAGATCGTTAACAGTCATTATTCTACAAGGTAGATGTGGTAGCCGTCAGATTGTTTAACAACGAACCGTTCACCACGGTCCATTTCCGACTCTCCAGTAGACACGTCAGCGAACTCTGGAACTGAACCAGCAGGGTGATTTACTCCGTCTTTCCCACTGACGGTATCAGAATTACTTGCAGAGTCTACTTTCCCCGATACGCCGATAGTAGTCTTTCCACCCCCCTCATCGGTGGCAGACAGATTCGTACCAACATTAAGGATAGTAGGATGATCTGCTATTTCTGTCCCGTCGTCCTCGATCTCCATGTCGAGGTCTTCTGCGTGGAATCCATCGAGGGTATCAGCATCACCCGCAGAGGTAGCAGAATCAGCTTGATCTGCGTTTGGAACGTCTGCGTTGTTGTTCACCCACGACTGAATGTCGGAGTAGTGCTTCCCGTCTACCGTGTCGGCGTCGTCAGCGGCGTCAACAACACCGTCGTCATCGGAATCAAGCCGAGAAAACTCGTTCCAAATTTTGTTGATCTTGTTGATGACTGTTGCCCACCACCAGTCGAAGTGCTGTGCGTCAGGGCGTTCGTTTTTCTCGAAGTTGAGCGACGATGCAGGTGCTTTACCGTTGTCTCCGTGGGTATAGTTGAATTTATCTCGGGCCATAGTTTAGTGAAGATTAGTTGAGTGTGGACGACCACGTACCCTCGTTGAACCCTTTGAGGGACGCATCGTCGCCACCGAACGCGAACGTTCCACTGACGACGATCTCACAACGGGCGTCAACACTAAGAGCGCCGTTCAAGAGAACCTGAAGTTCATCCAACGTCAGTGGGTGATTGTCGATAATCGACCCGTCGACGCGAAGTTCTACGATTTTGGGGCCGACAGAATCGGGTGGTGTAATGAACTCGACTGCACCGGAATTAGTGTCCAAGATCACGAGCGCCGCCGATGCAAACGCATCGTAGGTGGTGTCGCTCGCCTGTGAAATGAATCCGCCCGTGATTCTGAATCGGAGCTTGCTGTCGGGTTCACCTGTCTTCCGAGTGATACCAACGTACTCTCCGAGCTTTTCTAATTCGTTTCCAGTTGCCGTTTTTACGAATCTGTTTTCGTAAATAGACTCTATTTCGAGATCGAGGCGGCGATTTTCGCTGGCAAGTACCTCCAGCAGTTTATAGAGATTGTCATCCTCCTCGATTGAGATTGGGTAATCCCAATTCTCGATGATGTCCGCTTCGTTATTGTGTGTTCCGACGTGCATTATCTAACCATCCCGATGTCGAGAGTGTAGATTTCGTTGTAGCCGGTGTAGTTCGTGATTTTCAGCCGATACCAGCCGCCTTCATCCACCGGAACACCCCGCACGTCGTGGACTTCTTCATCCTGACAGGTGTCTATCGGTTCACTTTCGTCATCAACTATCCCATCGCCGTCAGAGTTGTATTGGACGGTGATGGTTGCCGCCGGTTCCTTTGCATCATCAACCACGAGAGAGCGAACCGAAAGCACGTCTTCGTTGCCCATGATACGTTCTTCTTGGAACCACTCGGTGTACCACGCCACTTCATCACGGTTCCAATTGAGGTTGTAATCGACTACTTCAAGCGACGTGCGTTCGTTGAAGATCGTGTGATTGATCGGTTGACAGTGAGAGTTCGGTTCACGTCCTTCGTAACCGACAGAAGAACGCTCACTTGCCGACACCGATGAGGTGGTGTGGGAAGACGGCAATGCAAGAAGATTAACAATCCTTGCACTACCCGACCTCATCGGTTTGGAATAGGAACTGGCATCTACGTCAAGCGAAATTAGGGACTCTACACCAGACGTGATAGATGACGAATGAGAGGATGTCAACCTCAATTCGTTGAGGTACGTTATAGCTGTGTCCGTTCCGCTATCTTTCGAGACGTGTTCCGTGTACGGCTCTATTTTGATCGTATATTCCGTGTCTTGTGTGAGTCCGGTAATCACTTCGGAATTAGTTCCAGCGGCAAGATCGCTAAATTGCGTCCACGTAGAGCCACTGTTGCTGGAATAGTGAACGCGAATGCCGTCCTCGTTGTTCCAAACGTCAGACCACGACACCGAGAGGCTGGTGTCGCTGTCAGCGGATGCAGATGGGGTATCTATTGGGAAAAAGGTTGTAGCAAATCCATTTAGCTGGTTAGAAGTCCAATAGTTATTGCCACCTGCTCCATGACGATCTTGGTGCTGTACCGTAGTTATGATAACTTCGTATTCTTCCCCGTCTAAGAGACTATTGAACGTTTCAGATTCAGTTAATCCGGGGTAGTTCTTTTTCTCTTGGGTTCCATCGAGATAGAGGTACGCTCGGTCAGAACAGTTATCGACACCATGTAGGCTTGCATTTGCCGTCCACGTAGCACTAATTTCGTGTTTTGTAGACGTATCCAGCGATAAGGCACTTGGTGCGGCCGGCTTCGTGTACTCGTGAAGAATGTCAGAGACAGCTACGCTGTCAACAGCAAAGTGATCTCCCTCATCGCTATACCCTTTGAACCGTACCGACATCGAAGACGAGACGTGTGTCGATGGGATGATCGTCGTGATCTGTGTCCAGCCTTGCTTGTTATACTTGTGAGAGAACGATTCGATGGTGTGCCACCCGTCTCCGTCGTTTCGGTCTATGACTTGGACTTTCGTGTTTTGCGAAGCACTATCCATCGATCCCGTGGCAACGACAGCACGGACGATCAGCGAACTGCTTGAAGTTGTCCCATCGAAATCAGGCGTTGCTACGTAGTCAGTAGCATCGAGACGAAGGTAGTACGTTCCTTCATCAGCACTATTAATTCCTAAGTCACTGTGTGAGCCTGATTGGACACCACTATCAGCATCATCCAATCTTCGATCTCCGCTCCATGCGCTCAAGTCTCCAGATTCTAAACCATCCTCAAAGAAGACGTTGTTTTTGTTGCCGTAGTCGGCGTAGACTGCATCTGACTGGAATCTGGTTGAGTTTTGGAAGAAGAAATGCTTGATTTTGAACTGGTACCGAGCGTCTTTGCTTATATCACCGTTCGCAACGCTAAGAGTGACAGTTTTCGTTGTTCCTTTGCCTGCACTTCCGTAATCGTACGCATACTCATTCCAACCACTATACCCGCTACCAGTATCCTCACGGCCCAACACTCGCCAATTAGACGAAGCATCAGCACCCCCGGTGAAGGTAATCTCAAGCGTATTCGCGTCAGGACGGTTTACGTTTACGTCGGTCGGCGGCGCAGGAGTGGTTCTAATCGTCTCTGAAGTCGTCCAGCTTGACGTGCCAGCCGAGTTTTTTGCTCGAACTCGGAACTTGAACGAGGAGTCGATACCGACCTGTTTTTGATATTCAGAATCGGAAGAAGGGCCGTAGTTGTAGGTTTGCGTCGAAGTAGACCCACTTGGATTCGACGGCCCCCCGTGTGTCGTATTGTATCCAGACCCATCACGTTCCATGCGAATCTCGTAGGAGCCAATCGAATCTCCCCACGTACTCGGGGCGTCTACCGTGAGGTCGAGGCTGTCATCAGCGACGTAAGAAAGCGAGACAGAAGACGGCGGTTCAGGCTTGAAGTTGAATGTAACAGCGTCAACTGACGGCGTAGAAGATGAATCAGACGTAGAGAGATCGAATCGCGCCCAATAGTTCGCTCCCGAAGAAGCGGTGAAATTACTTAATGAGTATTTAGTCGTGCCATCGCTAACAGAAAAAGATTCAGAGTTGTCAGCAGTAGTGCCTCCAGATTTGTCTTGGTAAACAGTTACGTCGACTGAAGTGTTAGTCGGGAGGGAACTAATTTCAGTCGTCAGCTCTGATGCTTCTGCATCCGACTGCCGTGCATCAGTAACCAGATACCCGCTACTATAATATGCCATTTTTAATTACCACGGCAGAGAGTCATCAACCGTTGTTCGTTGACTTTCAGAGAGCGTTTCGCTGAACCATCGAATATTTCCAACTGTTCCACTTGCACCATAATCTGTGTTATCCATGACGTAAGTAGAACTGGTAAATTCACCAATTTTTGAACTGGACAGTCCTTCATCACGGTTATTGTAATTCGGTTCAGGATTGCTCATATCATCAACAAAAAATTCTATATCTCCAGAATTTATACCATAACAATTAACAATCAAGTGATGAGGATTTCCGTCATCATGTCTATTGCCCGTGTATTCTATTAAAGAATTTCCGTCATCATCGTTAATATTAGCAGTAATTCCACTTGCTCCAGTCCACGAATATCCATTCATGGTAATTCTGAAGTAACCAGTTCCATAACCTTGCAAAAGTATATCACCACTTCCACCATCAAGAGTCGAAAATTGGAATGGAACACTAACAGAGAAACCAGAGGTAATATTTTCGCCTACGTAATCAGGACCGGTTGAAGAATATGCTTCTTCAGCACTTGCAAAATAAACCCCACCGGCACCATTAAACTTATTTCCGTCATATGATCCCGAAACCGTGTCCATGTCCATCGACGCGATCTCATCAGGCCAATTTGACGTAGTATAATTGTCTGGATTTTGGCGATGTAAAACGCTACTCAATATATCGCTTTCAGATAACGAAAACGTACTCCCATTTATCGATATATTGTTCACAGACCGAGCATTATTCCAGTCTGTTTCAGTATCCCAATTTAGAGCCATATATTTTGATTTACTGCGGGATGTCGATACTGTGAGTGATCGTCACGTTGTCACCACTTTGGTTCAGTGTTGCAGAAGCAAACTGCTCCTTTGCCGTAACCTGACGACCACCAGTTGAAGCGTCCCAAATTGCAGAATACTGAATAGTAACTGGAAGCGTGATGTCACTATCTCCACCAGTCACATCGAACTCTACCTTGAGCGTTTTATCGCCGTCGTCGTCCAGCCACTGGCATCGGGAATCTCCGGTGATAGAAACACGAGTTACCGGGTTTTGAGCATCGTCGTAGATTTCGACGTAGCCCCACTCGTTCGGGATTGCTGTACTGCTGTTCACGAAGTCACGGAAACTCTGGTAGCCTTCAGTAGTTAGCTCTGACATGGATTATTTGGAAGTAGTGTTGACAGTGATCGAGCCGTCACGGGCGTTCGTTACTGCCACCTGATCGTCGCTCACTGCGTAGACATCTGCACCGCTCGAAGTTTCGGTTGTGTCGTCTGTACCGTCCGCGTTGTCGTCTATTGTGACTGAATCGACTTCCCAAACCCCCAACTCATCGGGGTCAACCAGTTTACCTTTCAGCACTGCTTCGTACACGTCTTCACCGTTGTCGAGGCCGCCGACTTGTGATCCATCAATGTCAGTGCCACCGATGTAGTTAGCAATAATCGACTGGATGTCTTCGTCGCCAACGTAGGTCGAGTCAACGACAAGATCGACCGTAATGTTGAGAGTCTTTTCTATCGGCACAGACCAGTGGTATGTTTCAGTCTGTCCAGTTATGTCAGACTCGATCCCGTAAGTGACTTCAGACCCATGAACGCCGCCTACGTCAGTAGAGTCAATAGAAGCAGTTTGGTGTAGAACCGATGCCACCTCTTCTTTCGAGCCACCATAGATAATCGGCTCATAGGAGTGAGGAGGAAGCCCATCTACGGTGGAATCTTCCCTGTTGCGCTTAACTGTAACTGACTGCACTCCATCAATATTACCAAGTGCAGTCCCAAGTGCGCTTAACGATGCGGCACCACCGATACTACTGTTCTCAAAGGCTCGATCACGTAGCTCTTCGTCGTTCTCTCGATCTTGACCAAGAGCAAGTGGGTTGAGGTTCGTGTCGTTGAATGATGCGTCACCAGTCGGAATGGGGTTCGTGACCGTCTGAATCCCCGTTAGACCACTTGGAGCAACCCTGATTGTGTCAGGACCGACGTTTCCTTCTACTCCACCGTAAATTGCTTCGATGTTGGCAGTGACGAGCGTAGTGCAGAGATCATCCACCAACATCGTCGCATTCGCATCGTTAGAAGCGATGGCGAGAGAACCAGTTTCCCAATCACGAGTGTAGGAGAGATTCGCTTCGGCTATTTGCGTCTCACGATCACTTGAATCGTAAAGGCCGACATGAAGATCGCCGTGTAGCGTCCACTGAATTTCGAGGTGACTGACTTCACCAGTCGGGAACGTCACTGAAGTCGTCTTCGATGCAGTTTCAACATCATCTTTGACAACACATAAAGTGATCTGATCCGAAACAGTATCGAGAATCACCTCATGGTAGTTAGAATTGTCTTTAATTCCGAATTTTACCGACTTTACCGACCCCGATGAGGGGGAGAGGTCGAGATTGAAGTGAGTCCCGATGTTGTAGGTGTTGTCCGTTTCGATCTCAACATCGGACGTAGCTGGAACCTCAAGCGATCCATCTCCATTAATTGGAGAGGTCGTGTTGATCGAGAAGGATGATTTATCACCACTCCATCCGTTCAGATTTTCCTCGAACCCATCAATATACTCGATAGTAGCTGTTTCAGTCGTGACGAACTCTATAGGATCAGAGCCACGAGTTTGAAGCTCAGTGCTACTTGGGACAGTGTAGGTAGCAAGCGGCGGATCATCGGTGATAAACTCGACTACACCGCTTGCTTCGACGGCATCACGTCGTTGAAGACCAATAAGAGAGACGAGCTTGTCAAGCTCTTTCCCTTCAGCATCGCTTAGATACGCGGCACGATAAACTCGCTCAAGAGCTTCCTCTTGGTTTTCAGCGAGCGTCTTTGCTTCTGCTTCAAGTTGATGATGGATGATGTCTCCGGGTTCAACAGTTTCGTTGAACGTCTCCTCGAAGTCAGATTTCAAGCGGTCGTAGATTTCTTCCCACGAATACTTTTCGTATCCGTCATCTGTAATTGGCATTTAAATAGACCTCGTGAATGAATTGCCGGTATCGTATGCGACTGTAATCTTCAGTGTTTGACCCACTGGAGTTTCAGTGGAGATGTTCAATTGCGCTATGGTATCAACTACTTCAAACTCTCTTGCTGTTCGCGTGATTATCTGTCGAGCTTTTTCTTTCACAGATGAGGACGTACTGTTTGCACCGATGAGGGGGCGTTCGTTCGCATGAAGACGAACAATCAACTTCTGCTCGAACTCTTCACGTCCTTCGACAGTCTGAAAATCTCCCCACTCGGTGAACTCGATGTCAAAATCTCTATTGAGTTTGTAGTCCATGCATTTGTTATGGGGTATGACTAACCGCGCTGTTACCGCCTGAATCAACTATTTCTGCTGTTCCACCACTACCCGGATCGGTCGTGCTATCTCCGACGCGCATGACCGGCTGTCCGTTCACTGTGATCTGTGGTGTCTCGTCAGGAACCAGATCGTGAGATTGTACATCGTAGCACCCTTTGTCAGACGAGTACGCATGAGCGTGATCGGGGAAATGCATCGAGTCTTCGTGGGTAGCTATCGGAGTCCCGTTGATCGTAACTGACTCATCTCCACCCTCATCGGTGTCGCCCAGTGCTGGTTCCTGACACTCGGATGGATGCCCAGTCGCTTCACATGATGCACCGATAAGAGCAATTAGCTTACTCATGATCCTTCTGTTGTGTCGATGTCAACCGAATCAGCGTTGATCTGAAGATGCCCTGATGCGCCGAGCGTCACGTCATACTCCCCGCTGTTGTTTTTCTCGAAGGCGATTTTTGTCTCGGAATCGAGTTGGATCGTTAGTTCACCTTCTTCCATCGAATCAGGGTAATGTCCATCGGGGTTACGGGCTATGATTTTCGTAATGAACCGAGAATCGTCCGAGAGTTGGACCATTCCGACTTTTTGTCCCATTTTTGGAACAGCGTGGAATCCATCGAACGGCTTCATCACAGGGATATTTTCGTATTCATCGTTCACCCTTATCGGCTGAACGTCACACAGGATTACACCCTGTTCGTACCGAGTTGCTGTAATGATCCCGTGTTCCATTATGAGCCACCGCTAAGACCGTATTCGTCTTCCGTCTCGCCTGTAGTTTCGATAATTGGATTGCCGTTCTCGATCTTGGGGTACACGTCTTCCTCGGACACAACTTCTCCGCTTCTCGGATCGAAGAAACGGAGATATTTCTTCGCCTCGAAGTCGGGGAACATCCCCAAGTAAACGTTCACTTTCCAGTCTCCTTGTGTCACATCATGAGTGACGCCTTGGACATGATAGACTTCGTTATAGATGAACGATCCACAGTTGAACCGACGATCTGGACGATCACCTAACTGCCCCGATGAGGCGGAGGGGTTATCGAACCATTTGTCGTTTGGAACAAGCCGAAGTGCGTCACCGACTCTTAGTTCGGAAAACTTGCTAATCTCTTCACCAGATAGCTCTGGAATTAGTTGAACAGAACCGGAGTTCTGATCTTTCGATGCTTCGCGCAGATACTTCAGAGCAACTTCATCAAGCGCGTCTTTCTTTGCTTTTGTGTCCTTTCGCTTGATGATCCTCCCCTCATCGGGGTTTACATTTGGACGAAGTGCAACGCCTTCTGCTCGGTAGTCACCGAACCCTTGACTGTTATCGTCGCTGGTATCGAACCAGTTGATAACGTCTTCGGGAGTTCCGATCCCATTTTCGTCTATCCATCTTCCTTCTACGATAACGGCAAAAATAGGTTCCCGAGCGTGGCGGATGTTTACCTTATCACCGTTGTACCGCCATACTCGATTATCATTTGGAGCCGCAAGATGACCACGGCCTAATGCTTCGGGAGTTCCAACCCATAGTGTTCGATTTTTGTCCACCCATGTATCTATGTTGAACATCTCATTGAGTTTCCAGATAGCTTTCGTGGGTGAAACCTGCTCGAAGTCGATAGCGTAGTACGAATCAACGAGTTTTTTGTTGGAATTTGCTTCTATCCGAGCTATTTCTTCGCTCTTTGTGATAGAAAGAACTTCATCTCGAATAGAATCTACTTCCTTGACACGTGTGTCAACAAGTTGATCTACAGCGAAGATTGACTGACCAACAAGTTCAGTCTCGATGTCGTCGGGGATTGCGAACTTAATCTCATTAATGAGATTATTTGTTCGTTTCTCGAAGGCGTGTTTGTATGCCTTCTTTAGTTCGACACGTTCCCACTGCGTGTCCACGACTCCGCTGTCCATCGACTCCTGCAAGTCGTGGAATTTGATGTAAGTCCCATGATCTCCGTAGGTGACGTAATCAGGTTTGAAGTATAGAATCTTGATTACTTCTCCACCGAGACACACTTCAACGGGTTGTGGAGTGCGGAGTTGCCCACCCTTCTCATGGGTGTGTTCCTTCATCTGCTCCCCGACAGAATAATCGAACTCCGCCCTTGCGTAGTCGTATTTTTTCCGCTCCATCTGGAACGTCATCTCAAATGGACGAATTTCGAATGGCCCATTAGGACCGGAAGTGTGAGGGAACCGAAACGTCCAATTTGAATCACCACACGTCATGATTGATTTGTGATCGCAGAGATGATAGCGTTTTCACTGCGATTGTACTCGTCGTAGCCGGTACTTACGAAGTCGAGTGTGTACTCGAAACGCCATTGTCGGAACCGTGCATCGAATCCTTCGGGGTTAGCGTCCACTTCGCCGTTTTTCACGATACATTTTATTCCGCCAGTTGGGTTGAGTGGAGAAAAGACGTTTACACGATCACCGTAGTCACGAAGTTTCTTAAACGTTCCAACTTCTTCTGCGAGAATGACACCGGAGACGTGAAATTCCTCGTTCTTGATTGTCTTGATCGAGATGTCTTCACCGTCGCACTGATGTCCACTCCGATTCAGTTCTTTCTCCTTGGTTTGTGGGAACCGATCAGGATAATAGAACGGAGTGAACGACCAGTCCTCTTTCTCTGGTGCGATCTCGAATGGAAGTTCAGCGGCAGGGTCATCGGGAATGTCAAGATCGTAGAGCGCGTCTCCGACTTCCTGTGTAGGAAGAATATCAGAATCTCGAATACTCATTATTTGACTTTTGAAGGCATGTCAGCACTGTTACCTCCGTCTTTCTTCGTAGTAGAATCCAATGAGGGGGAAGACGGAGACGGTGGGTTCTTCGCGCTCTCTTCACCTCCCATTCGTTTGAATTCAGATCGGAACCGTTGTTCCGTGTCTGAATTCATCGAGCCGTGATTCTCGAAGTTGTAGTTGTTCACGACTGTTGTACTGCCACCGCCACCGCTCATGCCAGCGGCACCGCCGACTCCTCCGCCACCAAAGTTAGGTCCGCCACTGCCGGGGCCGTAGTTTCCGCCCTTCACGTCGTGGTCGATTGAGCCGAACGCGAGGCCGCCTGCAAGCGCAGAGATACCGAACGTGACCAACGAGAGTGCGCCTGCAAGGGCAAGAGTCGCGGCCACAGAGCGCCATGTGTTCGCTTCGTAGAGTCCCAAGAACGCGATTGCCTTCTTGAGTCCTGTTTGCATGAAGCTGTATGCCGCTCCGAGTGTGAGTGTTGCCTTCGACAGAATGTACGTGTAAGCGATGACCATCAAGAGGGCCATGCCGAACTTGTTGTTCAGCAGTCCAGAGAGGAACGCGACGACTTTCACAAACGGAAGGAATGTCGTTGCGAGCCGCCCTACGGCCATCGAGACGTTGAAGATGATGACCGCAACACTCACCAGTGTTTCACCGAGCGAGATGAGAAGGCGCTGATTGTCTGCGGCGCTCTGCAACAGGAACTCGAAGAAGTCCAACGCACCAGAGCCTAACAGACCCGCGAAGCGCGTTGTGAGGTCAGAGACGGCTGGCCCGTTACGGTTGATAATGGCAAAGAACTCTGTGACTCCGCCGACACCAGCTTCGTAGAGATTGAAGAGTGTGTCTGAGAACTGCACGAGGCCCTGCATCTCACGGGACGTTCTTGTCAGTTCTTCAGGTGCGAAATCAAGAAACTCCGCAGAGATGGGCGCAAAGCTCTGTGCGGTAGGCTGGAAGACGTTGAAAAGGTCTTGTTTGAGTTTTTGCGCCTCTTCCTTTGCGGCCTGCATCGACCCCTGAAGCGAATCAGCATGACCGATGAGGCCAAGACCGATGACTGCGCCGCCTGCAACAGCAATTGAACCGAAGGCCGCGGCGACACCTGCGGCCTGTACGCCAGCCGCGATGAGCAGAGGCGAGAGCAGGCCAAGCAGGGTGTAGAACTTTCCGATGGTCGGCTTCAATCGGCTAAGTTTCGACTCGAACCCATTAACCCTCTCTCGAACACCTTCGAGTCGGTCGTCATCAGGACCGCTTATCCTTCCGAAGAATCCTGTGGAGTATGCATCTCGCATGTCCATACTCGGGGTATCGAGATTCATGGCCTGAAGCCGGTTCCGTCGGTCCTGAATCTCCATCACATCGCGGAGAGAACGGTCTTGGCCGACCGAATCAGACTTCGGAAGACGGAACGCACCGGGGATGGAAGCGACTCCGAGATTTCGTTCACGTTGGGAAGAATCGTGTTTATCGTGGTAGAAGTCAGCAATAGCCTCGTTGACTTCATCCACGTTCATTGCATCTACGAGTTCAGTGCTTAGTGAACCTCTGTCGAAACCGAAGCTTCGCTCGATGGCACGAACCATCTGCGCTGAACCGAGAGCGGGCGCGTCACCATCGCCATCTCCCATGACGCCTCCACTGCTACCTCCACCTCCTCCATTTGCGTTGAGGAAGTCGGGGAGGTCAATGTTGAAGTTGTCTCCGCCACTCCGACCACCCCCGTTGTCAGTATGGTGATTTACGTCGATAGCGCCGACTTCATCGAGAGAGTTTGCCGCGTCGCGTATCTCATCTCCGATGGACGACATCTTTTTGTCGGCTTTTTCGAGACTGTCTATGAGGTCGTCAATCCCATCAGCAAGGTCATCAACATCGAAGTCCCCGAAATCAAAATTAACACTCTCCATGTCGCTCCCCATCGACTTGAGGAGCGTTTCGAGTTTAGCGAGTTCAGCGTAAGCCTCTCCCGCTTTAAGATCAACGGAAATATCGACTGTCATCTATTCTGGAGCCTCGAAATCGGGGTTCTCGTTTTTGTTGATGTAGCGGACTGTCTCTTCTTGCGAATTACCGCTTGAACCGCCCGCTCTGCTGTTCGTCGGTCGAGAAGGAGTTTGCCCATTAGGTCGGGCTTCTTTCCGCATCTTCTCGCGTTGTTCCTTCTTTTTCTTGGCGCGGCGACCGCGTTCTGCGTCAAGAATCTGTCGTTGAAATGGAGTGAGGTTTCGTTGGTCGTCGGTACCCCGGAACCCCATGTCGAACTCTTTTAGGTTGTCGTAGAGACTACTTGCCGCCCCCATCTCTGCGAAAGGATTCGGCCTTCTCAGCGTCCGAAGAGATGGAGAGGACGCGCTCTGCAATAACGAGTGTTTTACCGCCCTGAAGCCCGATGCCCACAGGATTGCCGTTCTCGTCTCTCTCTACAGCAAAGATTTCACGAAGACCCTCTTCAGTCTCGCCTTCTGCGATGCCTTGTGAGGTGTCGATACCCTTTACAGCGGCCTTACTCATGACAAGGATAAACTCGTCATCGAACTGCTCGGGGTCGATGCTCCGCTCTCCGGTTTCGTCATCGACAGTCTTCTCTTCCTCCAACATCTCCTGCGCTTCTTCGGGATCAATATCGAGGCGCGACTCCAGCACAGCGGCGATGGGGAGGAACACGGGGTCCGAGAGGCCCTGCACATACAGGTCGCCCTCCATCCCGTAGTAAGTGAAGTCCTCGATGGGTTCGGAGTAGTTGTCACCCCGAAGTGCCATCTCACGGAGACGGGAGATGTTCACGTCGTTCTCTTCTTCAGCGTCAGCAGTGTCGGTGGTGGGTTCAGTCATGAGTACAGAAAGAAAGGTTCAGTTAGCGGGCGTTACCGATCCGGGTTGTCCGTCGAGCGGTTCATCGCTACCCAATCGTAGGCAGTTTCCGTCACCTCTTCCGACCGCACCTCATAGGATTCGGAAGTGACAAGAACTGTCGTGTAGGTTTCGGACTCTCCGTTAGTGTCGTGAGTGATCGTGATGCTGACCGGCTCTGGAACACCAGACTCGTCGTAGAGTAGATCGTTGAGGCTCAACGTTCGACCACCGAAGACTCGGGTAAGCGTAGACCCTTTGAACATCATCGTTCCCGAGTAGGAGATCGCCGTGATGCTGTACCCGGTCGCCTTCAGGCTCGATTCACGAACCTCGGTGATGTCGATTTCCTTCGTTGTATCGAGACGCGAGATCGGTACTTCTTCGACTTCGGCAGAACTGCCAGTAGACCGATCTGCGCCTTTTGTAACAACGAGAGAGATATTTGCGGCGGATTCGATACGGTCAACGGAGTCGGGGGCGCTTGCAGACATGAATTAATTACCTGTAACTTAAATCTTTGAGGCGTTAGTCAAAGGAGCCGATCCGCACGTCGTTCTTGATGAAGCGGAGCGGTTCCGGCGCGTCTATGTCCAGTTCGAGCCGCGCCCGAGTTGCCGACTCCTCAAAAATACGGACGTTGTACGCCTCGATGATGTCCGACTTCCTCATTGCAGTCATCTGGTCCGAGATCAGATCAGCAAGAGCGTTCCTGACTGCTTGCTTGTGAAGCCGTCCAATAAACGGCTGTTCGTTTTCCTCGGTGACGGCGTACACGTAGTCGAGAGCCATTCTCTTGAAGCCGTAGTTGATCGTAGACTCTCCACTGTCGGTCTGAAGCGTCGTCGGATCGTCGCGGATAACTGCGCCTCTGGAACTGTTTCCGAGCGGAACGATATTTTTGTCGATGAGCGTCCCACGATCCGCCCGGTCGAGCGTGACAGCGAGTTCCTTTTCGGTTTCGAGCCGTTGGCGAATCGCCGTGCGCTCCAGTCCGAGGTCCGCTCGCTTACCAGCGTAGGCCGCGAGAGCGGACGAACCGTCAGCGAACCGAGTCGGGTAGATCGTCTGAACCCGCGAAGAGTCGTACGGGTTCGTGAAGCTCGACGGGTCGATCCGAGCGGCGTTCGGGGCGATGAACGCCATCATGTAATACTGGTCAGCAGAGAGGGTTTTGGCAGTCGAAACCACACTCTCCTGAACAGCTTGCGTCTCCTGAATTGGCATCAGGAAGTCAATCTCTTCTTTCGCTTCCTGATTACCTTCGATGGACGTGAGAGCAGAGTCGTAGTTGAAGTGCGTGTAATCCACCGTCATCCCTGTACCCGCACTCGGAGCAGTCGGAACCTCGACTCGACCCTCTACCGGGTTGAAGTAACACTCACCCGCTTCAGGAGAGAGCGTCGAAACGTCTTCCCGAGTAACATTTACGGTGAGCGTTGTCCCATCAAGCGTCACATGGGTATCAGTATACTTTTCGGAACAAGGCGAATTAGCGAGACTGACCGTGGTTTCACTCACCGAACTGTGATCCTCGGCGTCCACATTCGATGAGGTAGGAGCAACGGCGTAGATCGGAGATGCGCCTTCTCGAATCTGGTCAATCAGAGCTGTTGTGAGAAGGCTGGACGACTGCGGGCCGAACAGATCAATAGCAGTCGAGTCCCGCCGAACCTCATAGACCTGATCTTCGGTTGCTGGATTAGTCGCATTTCCGAGATCAGCAGGGCCAATGATGCAAATGTCGGACGGTGCTTCGGTGGAAGTAACGATACTTTCAGCAGAGCTTTCTGCTGTAATGGTGCCGGGTTCAGTGTCGTCGCCGTATTCAGTTGCCATAAGTTAGATTTCTTTGAGGGTGAAGTCGTTGACTATCTCTTCGAGCGTGTCGTAGTTGTCGTCCTTGACTTCGTGGAACGACGTAACGCGGAACGATTGCTGAAGTTCCGTTTCTTTTGATTCGAGGAACTGGTGTTGGATGCCACCAGAGCCGCGAAGATCGAGAGCGTTCAGTTCTCCGTGGAAGGCCAGCGGGTCGCGCTTCACGTCGATGAGCGCCTTCCGAACCTCATCGAGTAGCCGGTGCGCCTGCACGTCGTCGTGATGACGGATGAGCAGGTCTACGCGCATGGACCAGTAGAAGCGGAAGTAGCGTTTCTCCACACCATCATCGGGGTCAACAGCTTGACCGGCGAACTGTGAGTTGTGCCATGTGTAGTCCGTCGTGTTCCAGTCTTCGATGAGAACAAGCGGAACGGGCCGCTCGTCCTCCATACCAGAGACACGAACAGGAGCCGATACGTTCGTGTCGAAGTGACTAACGAACTCTGTAATTACATCCGTAAGGTCCATGTGAAATTAGACTGTCCGAAGATTTCGGTTGATGTGCTTCTCGCACTTTCGGTGAACGATGAACTTCCGTTCGCGCATCTTCTGCTCTGCGTCCTCTTTAAAATAGATGCCCGGAAAGCCTTCATCACCGATTGATTGAGCGATAGCGAACGCGGCGCGGACGGTTTCCTCGCCGTATTCCGCTATCAACGCCTCTATTTCGGGGTTTGTTTCTGCCATGTTTAGCACCGATGAGGGTGGGTGGTCAGAGGCCCTTTGTCACAACACGAGCCGGATGGTCAAAATATTCCAGCGTCCTGTAGATTTCAAGAATGTACATTTCGTTGAACTGTTTCTCTGTTGCGTCCGGGTCCACTTCTGGATGCCAGTCGTAAGCGTCCTTGTCTTCGACTCGTTTCAGGTATTCTTTGACCCGCCCATCAGGGTCAGGGCCGGTGTAGGTCCAGTCAACGCTATCGGAATTAATCTCGACCGTTCCATACTTCTCGTTGTCAGGTCCGGCGAGAAAGAGTATACCTGTCATCCGTACTTGTTCTCCAGTTCGTTCACGATTTCAGGCCACGTCTTTCCGGTTGCGGTTGACATTCGGTTCTGAAGCCACGGTGGGACACCGAACTTTTGATGCGCGGCCCACAAAAAGTCCGGGTGACGTTCGTAGAGGTCCAGTGCGTCATCCTCAATATCTGTCTCTCCGCTGTTGCCACGCTCAAGGAAAATTTCCATAAAGATAGCTAATGTTTCCTGACCGTTTGCGGCGGCGTAAGAGCGTTTCAGGAATGTTTTGGCTTTTTCTTCTTTGGTTCCCGACTCGTTGGTAATCATCATCCTGAAGAGCGCTCTATTCAAGCCTTCGCGGAAAATGGCCGATTCGGTGTCGCTTTGGAAACCCGGATCAGGAGCAATATTATCCTCATCGACCGAAGGGTCGTCACGTCCAGCATCTTTTTCTCCGTATCTGGAGTAGTGATACCGGCTATCATCGAATGTTCCGTCTTCGTTAAGCGTTATGGTTTCCGTAGAGCCATTGTCATCGAACGTGACTGTAAGTTCACGAGTTACTGGGTCAATACGTTCAAACTTTTCGATAGTAGTGTCGCGCTCTACGCCACCTTTGTTGTCGAAGACTTTTACCCAATCTCCTTTTTCAGGCGACGGACCGGCGTTGAATGTGGCATCAGGGCGACCATCGTAGTACGGGTCGTAGTTGAATTTTTGCGTGCTTCGGGCTTCAACGACGGTCTGTTCGTAGATGTGGTCCTTCCACGCTTCATACGCAGGGTACTTGTCGTTGTCGCGCTCTTCCTCGTTGAGCATCATGTAGACCCACGGCGGGGCCACAGGTTCGTCTTCATCCCGAACGAGGTTGCCGGGACCGCCTTGTTCAATGTAATTGAAGTCTACTGTCCTGCGGTTTTTGTAAGATTTGGTTTGGTCCCAGCCCTTTGACGAGTCTCGCGCACCGGACATGTAGTTCCATCCCTTCGATGTGCCGTAGACGTGACCGAGTTCGTGCCGAAGAGTTTTGATGCGACCTTTAGTGCGCTTTGTTGGGTCGTCATCGTCAGGGAGCCTGAACGCAACGTATAACTTCTCAAGATATTGGTCTATTGTAGTGGCGTGTGCATATGGGGAATTAGCTGGTGAATCGCTTGGAGTACCGAACTTATTAATAGGCTGTGCCATCGTCCGAAGTTCGGTTGGGTCATCGACAACAGCCATGTACTCCGCGATGACATCGTTCAGGTCCTCCTTGTAGTAGTCCGGGTAACTACTAATTCGCGGAACACTCTGAAACTCCCGGCTCACCACGTCCATCTGGTTTTCGTAGGAGAGATGCGTCCACTCTTCGCCAGCCACGATGAACTTGTCATCAATACCATCAGGTCCACCGTTGATAGTGTGCGTAACGACTCCATCATCGATTTCGACTTGTCCCGCGCCCGTTACGCGAGTGACTTCACCGTCAAAGTAGGTAGCGTTTATCTCGTCGTAGACAACGACCTTCTGCCCGACGTGGACGTTCCCTTTTCGAAAACCAGATGGAGAAGGGTCGTCAACGTAGTACGTCGAGTCCAGGCCAAACTCTTCCTGTATCTCTTCGGTGTTTTTAAACCCGGTCGGTTCAGACTCGACCGTAATATCACCACCGGAATTGACTATGCGGGATTGATCGACTTCACCACCCCCACTCATCGGGTCATCACCAGAGTTAGACCACCCTCCGTTGATGTTGTCATCGACCCACTCGATGATGTGCTGAACTTGCGGGGCTTCTTTGCCGGGCGTTCGTCCGTCGTTGACAACTTCAGCGTGTGGAGCGTAGTTAGTCAGATTGCCCGAAACTTTTGTCGGGCTCTCTCGCTCGACATCAGAGAAAAAAGACGAGTAAACTTCGTGACGCCATACGCGGCGCTTCCGCATGATGGTGTCTTGCGCTTCGTCTTGAGCGGCATCGAGAAGCCAATCAGCCGATTCTTCCATTCCATCCGTGATGCCACGGCGGATAGCAGAAATCGTCTTCTCAATACCCTCAAATTCGTACTCGAAGCGCATAAGGTAGATTAATTGACGACTTCTTCAGCAAACACTTCGACGTGGGTCGGCCACCTCGTCGGTGACTTCAGTTCGTACACCGTCTCCGACCCGTTGTGTTCTGTGTAACCAATACGGGCATTAGGGCCAACTTTCTCCCACTCATCGAGTGGAAACATGAATAGTGGAACGTCTTGTTTTCGGTCGCCCTCGACCCCTTCAGCCTCGGTATTGCGGTTTGGGTAGGTTCGGGCACAAAGCGCCTCTGTTGGTTCACCATCACCGTCGAGGTCATCGTCAAAACCCCATTCGGTGTTGTTAAACTCGTCTACGGATTCAGCAGAACGCTCGTAGACCGTGACGAGTTGCCCGCCGATGCGCTCGATGTAGGCGGAGATATCTCGGGCGACCATGCGTTAGACCCCTCCGTCGTCTCGTGTGGGGCGCTCGTTCGTGTCCTCTTGGTCTTCGCGCGTGACAGATGTGATACCGTAACTTGTTCCTGTATCGGGGTCAGCAGAGAGCGCTCGAATTGCCTGCTCGGAGTTCCGATACCACTCTGTGATGTCGCCGTCGTCGTTGGCGAGAAGCGCTTTCGTGTCTATTCCCCCGACCTGAATGTCGTTCCGGTCGAGTTCACCTGTTGCCGCGAGAGCAAACAGAGCAGTCGTCCAGAAAAGGGCCTCTTCACGAGCAGGCTCGTCGTACCACTCCGAGTCCGTCCAATTCGAGCCGATTGTAAGACGAGTCGTGATATGACGCCTCGCGGTGTCGATAACAGACTCGAAATCCGGGTCGGACAGCGTTCGGCTCGAATAGCCGGTCTGAACGCGAAGTTCTGCGATGAGTTCGCTGTCCGAGGTAGCCATCTCAGACTACCTCTACTTGAGTTGCGTCGCGTTGACCTTGACAGCGCGGAGCGGGTCCACGTTCTTCACGCCCCAACGGGCGGCGGCGTTCGCGCCCATGAGATCGCCGGGCGAGAGAACGGGGCCACCACCCTCACTACCCTGCCGGAGACGCACGGGCTGGTCTTCGTAGACCTTGACCGGCGACTCGTTCTGGACTTGCGTGACCCACATCTGGTTGCCGGTCATCCACGGCGACTCGATCATCCGAACGTTGTCGATCACGATGTCGAGATCGTGGATGTCAGCCGACCGCATGTTGTTCGCCATCGGGATGTGGTACTGCGCATCCCACGAGATTTCGTCCCGAAGGCTGTACTTGAAGTCTGTCGAGATGAGGGCCGCGAAGGGGCCGTCGAAGCCGTGGTGCGTGAGTTCCCGCTTGGACTCTTCGATATGACGATGTGGCGTGTAGGCCGTGTCGTCGTTACCGTCGTTATCGAAGAGCGCGTCAGTGTCCTCGAAGTGGTGGCTGTGCGTCTGCGTGAACGAGTGTTCACCGTAGTCAGGCACGTCGTACCAGAGTTCCTGACCCTGCGCGTAGCCAGACTCCAGCGCGGACATGATAAGTTCACGCTGAGTGTTATCAGCGCCTTCCAGCATCGTGCGAATCTGTCGCAGGACGCGCTGTTCCGTGTTCTTCTCCACGAAATCCTGCGTCATGCCGACCGACCGACCGTACTTCTTGTCGCGGATGAAGATTTGCTGGTCGTCGGGCTGACGAACGACAGTACGCGGGTGTTCGCCTTCAGCCAGTTCCTCGAAGTACACGTCCGCGTTCTGCGGTTCGTTGTAGAAGGTCTGCTGGTCAACGAACTCTGCGAACATGTCCGCGAAGGGACGCTCTGCGTCATTGTAGATGTCGATGAGACGCCGGGACTGTTCCAGAAGGTCTTCCAGCGGAACTCCGTCCTTCGTCTTGACACCGTGTCGGGGGCTTGCCATAGATTAAAGTCTCCTAAAATTAATTCCTTGGGGGAATTACGCCGTAGTCCAGTTCTTCAGGTCCACGTCGAGCAGAAGCCGGTCGCCCTGCTCAGTACCGATGCCTGCGTCGTCGTTCGGGGGCAGACAGACGCCGACCGCCTGTTGAATGTCCCCGGCAGTAGACGGCTTCGTCTGCGTGAAGCCACCACCCACGTCGAGATACACCGGCTGACCCGGTTCGAACGACGTGTCATCATCGTCGTTGACGATTTCGACGCCGTAGGCCACGAAGACCGCACGATCACCCTTGAGCGTGCGGTTCTCCATCGTCAGTTGCTCTGTCTGGTCGTAGAGCGGATGCGTCTCATCGAGCGCAGTCTCGTCCACAATACGCTCCGGCAGAAGAACACCGAGAGCGGCAACCTCATCTCCGCCGTTGGACTCCGCCTGCGCGTCAGCGGCGACGAGTTGGTAGTTACCGCTTCCATCGTCCTCAACGCCAACGAGCGTTCCCTGCACGTCGTCTCCGACGACCTGCACTTCAGGAGCGCCCGTTCGGTTGATGGGCTGTTCAGCACCAGTCGAAAGGTTCCAGTCAGTCATGATAGATTACCTCAGTTGCCGCCCCGCTGGAAGCCCGGCATTCCGGAGAGATGTTCCTGCGCGAACTCTGCGTCCGCGTCACCGTCATCGGGGTTCGTGGGACCACGCTGGCCCATGTCATTGAACTCACCATCCCCGTCGCCTTCACCACCCTCATCGGTGTTGTCAGCGTCGAGGTCCGCGAAGTAGGCTTCGTAGTCGCGGAGTTCACTGAAATCCGAATCGCGGAGAACACGCTCCGCCATTGGAGCTTCCTCAAAAGAGTCGAACTCTGTAATAGTCTCGATGAGAGATTCCTTCGCTTCCGCGAAGTCTTCGACTTCACCGAATACCTCGTCAAACTCGGCGTCGTCACCGAGTGTGTCTTCCAGTCGTTCCTTGGCCGCCTCGAACTCGGCGGCGTTCGCTTCCTGTGCCTTTTCGAAGTCCTCGATGGCGGAGCGCAGTTGCCCCTCATCGGCATCTTCGAGATCGCCTTCAAAGGTAACAGTCTTGAGTTGCATTATTTAGAAAGTGCGCGTCTCGATTGTGGTCGAGAACGTCTTGTTGTCGCTTGCCGCCGAGTTCTCTGACCCATCCCCGCCCTGATCGGACGTTTCGCCTTGGGGGTCTTCATCGAACTCCAGCACTGCATCTGTCGCCGCTTCAGCGAAGGCCGCCGCGACTCCCCCTTCATCGTAGCCTCCGGGGAAGTTTACAGTCGAGAACTCGCGCATTGTACCGTCCACGAGTTCAGGTTCGCCGTCGTCGTTTCGCACTGCTTCGTAGTTGTTCCCGAACCCCACCGAGCCATTACGTAGCGCGGGTGGCTCGTTGGAATACCGGGCGATGGCTTCATCGTGCGTCGGAGCGCCCGTGTTCGGGACGCGAACCATGAGAGCCAGCTTCCCGGCTTGTTCCGAGAACCAGACCTCGCGGACATGACCGATGTTGGCAAAGGATTCCTGTGCCTTGTGGTCGAGCAGGTGCGGAGGTTGGTTTCCGTAGTTCTTCTTCCCGACGTTCTTCAAGAACGACTCAGTGATACGAACGCCGTTCCGTCTGTCGGGGGGACCGGGTTCCATTGCCTCAAAGACGACATCTACGGAGTCGATGTCGCCCGACTCATCAAAATTCTCACGGACACCGTACTTGTTGAAGCCAGTTCCGGCGTGTCGCTGAAACTCTTCGGAGTCGAAATCGAGGTCATCAGTTGCGTCCGCCGCAGAAGCGGCAAACGACAGTTCAGGGTCGAGATTAAGTTTATCCATGTTAGAATAGCCTCGTTATTTTGTCCGAAAGCCACAACAGAACCATGCTGACTCCACCAGTGAAGCCAGTGAGAATAGTTGTGTTGCGCTTAACGCTGTCCTGAAGTTCGTTAATGTCCTCTGTGTTAGAGTCTATCTCAGTTTCCACGTTCTCCAGTTTCCGCTCGATATTTCGCGTTCGTTCGTTGATTGCGCCTAACTGAGCGTGAGAGCCTTGGACTTCTTCATGGATTTCAGAAAGTTGTTCGTTTTCTGCTTCGTCCATGAGTTATTAGCTTTCGTCCTCCGTCACCGATTTCTTGTTTCGTCCGTTCGAGGAGTCGGCCCCGGTGTCTTGCCGAGTAGTTACTTCACCGCCGGAGGACTCAGCCCCACCACCTGTGTCAGTTGGGGAACCTCCATCGGGATTCTGTATCGAGTCACCAGTCGAAGCAAGAACGTTGAGAACTGTCATAAGATCATTAGAGTCCCACACATCCGGTAGTTCGGAGTCGGGGTCGATGCCCGCCCGCCGTGCGGCGGCTTCGGGCTTGAGAAGACCGTTGTTGAGCAGATTGATAGCCGTATCCGCGTCCAACCGCTCTTCTGCGCTCGAATACTCTCCAAACTCGAACTCAGGGATGGTATTCGGCGCTTCTTCAAGCGAATCGAAGACGAGAGACTTCAGAACTTGCTGTTCAACCCTCTCCTTGATGATGTTCTGAAGGCGTCGAACGCGACGCTTATAAGAGGGCATCGTGGCGACCGCTTCACCTTGCCCGCTTGCCTCCATGTTCATGATGAGAGCAGGAACCCCAAGCCCGGTGACGATGCGATCTTGGAAGTGTTGGAACGTCTCTTCGAGCCTCATCGCACCAGCAGTGCTGGAAGTTGAAGTCGTTCCCACGACCTCGCTCTCTACATCATGGCCCGCCGCAAGCATCGAGTCCGGCTCGATTGTTTCGACCGTATCGAGCCATCCGTCAATCTGGTCTGGAGTCCATCGTTCGTCTTCTGTTCCAAGTTTCCACAGAATCGGCGGATACGCCTTCGTCGCAACGAACCGAGCGTAGTCCAACTCCATGTCGCGGAGAATGTCCGCAACTTCAGAGATGGGTTCAATAAAGGAGCGTCCGAAGTCCTCGGTTGGCTCCTTGCGGAAGTAGAGTTCAGCGACTTCGTGAGGTTCGTAGGAAATGTAATTTTCTTGGCCTGAAGTCGCGCCTCCACCAGCGCCAGCGGGCGGATCAAGTTGGTATTCCGTGACTCGACCGTATTCGTCCGTCTTCCGCATCATGTTCTCCGTTGGGAGTAGACGCGGCTCGAACTGCCCGTCTTCAACGACGACTTCCATGAAGGCGTGACCGTCAACGATAGCGTAATAGACCCAATCGTTGAATACTGTCCAGAACTTCGAGGGCTGAAGTAGAACGTTCAGTTTGCCTGCAACGGACTTCTGAACATCAGGCGAGAGATTCTGCATATCTCCTCCTTGCGTGATGTCAGCGGCAACCTCTCCAGTACCTTGCTCCAACGCTGTCTCGAAGGAACGCGGCTGGATGTTAAAGCCGTCACCGACAATCCAATCAACGAGAGTGAAAACTGCCTCGTGAACGTGAGGATCAGTATACGCTATTTCGCGGTGCGCTTGAATCTCCTGTTCGGGAGACTCAGAGCCACGATCAGACCCACTACCACTTCCGGTATTTTGCGTACTTTTAATGACGCCCTTCGGAGAATCGCTAAAGAAGTCCCGCGAAGATTCCTCTTCAGATGGGCTTACGAAATTTTGTTGTTGCATGACAAATTATCTGCGACGCCCTGAAGACCGCTTATGACGCCCCTTGTAGTCCTTCTGTGACCGCCTCGATACACCGCCACGAACTTTGACTGCCTTTCCACCCCCCTCATCGGATTGAACAGTGGCTCCGCGCAATTTGCGCTCGCCTTCTCCGGGTTTTGGGGTGTTTTCGTCGGTGTAACCGTCTCCGTAGGCCCCATCTCGGCTATGAAGGTCCGTCGAGCGGTCTGCCTTGAAGTTAGGCGGGTAGGCCGCAAGCAGAATCGCCATCGCAAGGTCGTCCTTGCCGTTTGGAGCGTGTTCTTTCCCCGAGAAACGCGGTTTCGTGTCTTCGTAGGACTGGTCCTTCACGATAGCCGCAAGTTGATCGTGAATCTTCTCGTCGGGGACCAAATGAATGAGATTCTTGTGAAGAGCGAAGTTCAGGTCGCCCCACATCCGCTCCAGTTCATCCAAGTCGCTGAAGTTGAATCCTTGAGCGCGGTTGCCGAGTTTCTGCTGAACTGTCTGCTGGAACCCCTCACCGGGGCCGGTCATGTCCAAGAAGACCTTCTCAACCCCCATGTTGTTCGCAAGGCGGTAGATGTAGTTCCCGACCGCCTCGGGGTTCGACGGGTTCTTCGGGTACACGTCCAACGCACGCAGGTCTTCGCGCCCGAGAGTCGTGTGGAAGCGGAGGAACCGTCTATCCCCCGCGTGTTCAAAGACCGCAACAGCGGTGTCGTCACCGCCACTGACACCTATGTCTACGCCCATTACCATCTTCCCACCAGCACGGGCGTGTGTTGCAGGATGCCAGTAGTGCGGCTCATTTGTGGCTTTGCCGCCACCAGTACCGTTCTCGAAGGCGTCGGGATTTGCCGCCCCACGCCGTTGAGCATCTTCTATCTTATCTTTCGAGAGGAATCGGTACTCGTCAGAGACGGGCTTACACAGATACTCCTGCTGGAAACCCATTGGGTCCCGAAGACGGTCCTTTTCAGCCTTCTCAATGTTGAGGTACGGCATGACCGCCTCGACATCTTGCTCGAAAAGCGAGCGGTGGATGTCAATTTCATCGGGATTCCTGAACGCGGGTTGCTCAATAGCAATAATACCGTTCTCACCCGTAGGCGACCCACGCTCGATGTCCTTCATGAAGAGGTCGTTTGAGCGATTTGGTGTGCTAATCTGGACCGTCTGAGCATCACCAAGCGCCACGAACGGGCTAAATGCCCGCATCGCCTCTTCTTGGTCCTCAATAAAGGCCATTTCATCTACAAAAAGGATGTCAGCGCTATCTGCTCCCCGAGAAGTGTCGGGAGAGCCGCTGAAAGCCATCATCGTCGCCCCGTTAGGCAACTGAATCTCGTCTCGGTTGTCAACGGGTGGCTCGACCTCTAAGCGAAACCAATCGAGGAGATCGTAGATGTCCTCAATACGGTCTTTTGCCTGTGACTTCGACGGAGCAGTGATTGCGACGAAAGCGTGTGGGTTGAGCAGGCAGTATGTAAGAATTGTCGCGCAGGTAATGAAAGAATATCCTGTTCGGCGGCCCTTCAGGACTGCCGTGGTTCCCTCATCACCGTACCAAACAGCATGAACAAACTGCCGCTGGTAGTCTGTCAGTTTCAGATTCTCGACAGACTTTGTTTCGAGGTCGCGTACTTGGAACAGGTCTTCAATAACGAGATCAGGACGGCCCTGCCAGCGTTCCATTAAAACCTCTTCGTTATCGAGGCCAGTGTCGGCCTCTGCAACCTGCTGTGCCAGTTCTTCCATTGTTAGGGAATAAGAGGCGTGTAAGAATCGAACGTCTCTGCGTACAGCCACTCGCCTTCTGACGCTCTCCAGTCTATTAGAAAGCCTTCGGGTTCATTCTCGGCGTTTTTTACAGGAACAGCAAGAAGTTCTCCATCTGAAAGCGAGTCTGAAACAACACCCGGCCCCGCACGGCTTCGTTTTACACTCTCATGTGGATTATTGTCGTGCGAGGTCATTATGCTAAAATTGAAAGCACCGATGAGGGTGTTGTCAGCCAAAAAAGCTATTCATCCGACGGAGGATTTCCCTGTTCGGTCAAAGTAGTACCGAGCATCATACCGAAACAGAAGCCCATCAAAAACGATTCGCCGGAGTTGTAATTGTCATCCATGAGTAGGTTCGACCGGCAGATACCAGCGGATGATGCTGTCCATCATCACACGATGGAGCGTGTCGCCGCCTTCGATAGTGACGAATCCGGCTTCGTAGTCGAACTCCGCAGTTCCGAGCCGGATTTCCAGTTCTTCACCGCTGAACTCGCCCGTTCCCGGCTCTTCGATCACGGCATGAACTTCACCGTGGCACTGAACGTCTTCTTCAAGGCGCTTGATCGCCTTCATTACTCACTCTCCGTGTCGTTCACGTCCTGCTGGAGCGCACGGTTGGCCATTCTCGCCTTGTGATGCTTCTGAATCTCACTCATGTCCACCTGATTCGAGAGGTAGCCATGAATGAGATAGCCCGTTTCCAGCACTGCAACAGCGCCAACAGCGAGCGTAATAGGTTCGACGTTCATGTTAATCAAAAGTCAGATTTTCCTCGAAATCCACCGCCGCATCCTCGTTTTCTTCCAGTTTCCCGTCTTCAACAATAAACCGGGGTTCAGAGTCAGTCGTGTCGCTCATGGTTTCTGTAACAGGAATCCGCCCGGCTCTTTGCCGTGATTTACTTCCGGCACGATAGCAGACATACTCGGAAGGTCAGGCTTTGGCTTGAACTGGTAGTGGACGCCATCAATCATAGCGATGATCGGCTCACCGATCATGTAGGTAAGCTTATCGTACAGATCACACGGCATCACTGCCTCTTCTTTCGGCCAGCGTTGGATTTCGATGCTTTCCAGTAGAACGTATCCAGCAGAAAAATTGCTAACCATCGCTCTCTTCCACACCCTCATCGGTGTCGGCATCAGGACCGAACCGAGACGGATCATATTCATGATCCCCGTCGAGAGCGTCGGAAGCGATTTCAGCCACAGCCTCGTTGGCATCTGCTTCCGACTCCATGAGGTCCATCTCGCCGCGAGACTTGGGTGTGAGTCCAAGCTCTTTCATCTGGTTCCGTAGGTCCTTGCGGAGTAAGCGAAGCTCCTCCGCGAGTGTGTTTGGCACGGGAACTTCGCCTACTACAACACCCTCGTCGTCGCGGATGTCTCGGTACTCGACTTCGGACTGCCCATCGTTTTCTTCGGCAACATCCTCGAAGTATCGCTCTGCGCGTACAGACCGAACACGGTCATACGCAAACTGTTCGAGAAGGTCGTACCGCGCCGGGTCCTCTTCTTCAGGGGGCCAACCGTAGATGTCAGCCCACGAGAGAATCCAGTCAAAAAGTTTGGCGTCTGCTTCCGAAAAGTCAGCGCGAAGTCTATGGTTTTCAGCGTACATGCCGTGAGTCATGCCCGCCATCCCTTGATCGAGATGGTCAGGCGATTGAGAGTTGCAGGACCTACCGTGAAACCGGCAAGCCGGGTGTTTCGAACGAGGGTCGTCAGAATCGAACGGATCGTCGTACTGCTCATCCCACTCGTCCTCAGTTAGGTTTGCCGCGTAATTTTTGCAGTATCGCGTTGGACCGTCGTAGTCGTCAGGTTGTTTGGCTATTTCCGTTAGACAGTAGACTACCTCGAACGGAATACCTGCCTTGTCCGGTGGCGTACCTGTAAAATCTCGTCGTAGTCTCTGAAGTTCTTCCTCAGAAGCGCCAGTTATTTCTCCACTTGCCATTTTTACAGTTCATCGGTCGTAAACCGATGAGGTGGGTGTTCCGCATTCAATGTTAGCTAACAGCGATAACTTTACTCTGTTAGCTAACACAGAACGTTACCACTGATGCCTATGTTTAGTACACCAACACAGGCAAACTTCCTCACCACTATGAAAGCACAAAGGTTTATATAGGGTTGCTCCAGAGGGGGGCCTAATTCATTATTTTAGGGTGATTTTATCTGAAAGATAGGTAATTTTGCCCTTATTTCTTCTTTGAACCCGTATCGGAGCGCAATTTTTGACCTAAAACGCCGATTTTGGCCTTTTGAGGGGTGTGCGTGGTCCATTTTCTCCAAAAAGGGGGGTGAAATTCAGGCATTTTGGGGGGTGAGATTTTTTCAGATTTGTTCTGTACGGACCCCCACACCCCGAATCGTGGAAATTCTGCTCTGCTCGGCACGGTCTTGGGGGTGAAGTTACCAAAACACACACGCTCGCCCGCGCCCTCGTGTGCCAACCCGCGCAGTACCGCCCCCGCTCGTGCCTTCGCTCGTGCCTACGCTCGCTCTCCTGCCCTACCCTGCCTGAAGTCATGAAGTCATGAAATCATGAAGTAAACCCCTTCAATCCCTCCGATTTCACTGCTTCGCGTCACGGGCCTCCCCGCTCGCCCGCCTGTACTGGCGCACACGCCTTGGGAGTTCGGCACTTGGTGTCAGTCAGCCGGCCGTTTTGGACCCTTTGACGGGGACTAACTCATGCCGTGTGATTTCAGTGTTTCATGAAGGGTTTGGAATCGAGGGTTTCAGCCTACTCTACCCTCCAATTCTACTACGCGAATTGACTCTTCCCACTACCCTAATCACGGAAATACTCGGTGTAAAACCTCTGTACCACGCTTCTGGACAGACGCGCCCGTTCGCCCTTTCGGAGGCACACCCTGCTTCCCGCGACCCGCGCACGAATTGCTTGCGCGACGCGCTTGCGGAGCAGGGTAGCCCCCTGCGGCGAATCCCTCTCGAAAAACGCTTCGTTTCAACTCACAAGGGGAGCTAAGAAAGGGGAGTGTTGATGCCTGCGACGCGCACGCCAATTGCTTGCGCGACCTGCGCACACATCAACCGCCAGATTTAAGTAATAATCAGTCGTTGGCTATGATGCAATGTCTGACCGACTTGCCGAAACGGTCGTGGCAGAGTGCGAAAACATGTGCGAAAGCGGAGACGTGAAGGGGGCGACCCTCACCGTCACCTTCGAGAGCGGGGTTACGCGAGAGGTGCGCATAGGCGAAGGCGCAACCCACCCTGAAACCCCTTCCGGCGAAGGGTCGGGCGCGAGCGAGAGCATGAACGTGCCTGAAGGCGCGGTCGGCTGTGAGGCGTGTGGCGAGATTTTCGCCCACGATACTCTGAAAAGTTCGAAATCGGCGTTCCACGGACACAAGAACGGGGATTGCGACGGCGGAAGAGGCCCCGTCATGCCCGGCGACACGCTCGAAGCGGGCGAAGCGAGCGAGAGCGACGAAAGCGAGAGCGAGCCTACCCCCGCTTCGGACATGAACAAGCAGGCACGGGGCGACCTACGCGAAGCCTTCGAAGAAAACCCCGAGGAAGAACATGAAAGGGTCATGCGCCGCCTTAAGGCGGCGGAGGACTACGTTGCCTTCGCCGGGGCGTGTCCATTCTGCGACGAATCGCACGGGGGGCGTAAGATGGGTCGTGCCGTCACTCCCGAGGGAGTGCTTGATTACTGCCAGTCACACGCTAACGCGATAGACGCACTCTCGGACGACAACCGCGAAGCGTTCGAAGCCATGCGCGATTCGAAGGGCCACGCGAAGGCACTGGAACTGGCACAAGCCTAAGCGGGGGAACACACCCCTTCACGCCCCGCGTTAAGCGGGCGAAGCACACGAACGCGGTTGCGCCAATACCTATGAACGGAAACACGCGAAACGACGAACGCGAATTGAATAGCGCCGAGGATTACATCGAAGCCTTCGGGAGTTGCCCGGGGGGTTGCATGATCGAGTGCGCCCCGAAGGCGACGTTCGAGTAAGCCCCCGTTCGGCCGGGCGTTTTTTTTTTGCGCGAGCGCACTTTACGGGTCACTCACGCCCACAAGGCGCGAGCCTAACGCGACAGTAAAGCCGCCCCCTCATCGGGTTACTACCTAAGAGGGATTACTATTGTGATGCCCTCATAACCTCACCTCTCGGCCATAACCCGATGAGGTGTGTTTATCCAGTAAGGGTGAAGGAAGTAGGAAGGGTTTCCCCTTTCTCGCTACGACACGTCTCGTCCGATAGCGCCCGGACTTGCGTCGCTCGCGGACTCTCGCGGACCCTCGGCCCCGCCCGTCGCGCTCCAGTGCGTCGCGCTCTCGCGCTACGCTCTCGCGTTATGCGCGCCGCCACCGCCCGCGCCGAAAAACCACCGTGCGCTCGCTCGACCCTCCGCGCACCCTTGCGCACCCTTGCGCCCCCCTGCGCTCGCACAAGCGCGTCGCGGCCCGACCCTTATCCGGCAAGTTTTGTCGCTTTTCTGCGTCGATTTTGCCATAGTTTAGGTCAACCTCAAAGTCGCTTAGACTGCCGAAATCAGTAGGTACAGGCCGACGGACGGCAAAATTGGGTTTTTGATCTGATTCGACAAATCAAGAATCGACAGCATAGAGGGTGTGAGACTACTGTTTTCGGCACTTTATCTTGTCTACCTTGTCACCGGCAGAGTAGCGATTACCACCGAGTTTACCACCGGCGAATATTGCCGCTCGTCACTCTGCGTCCGCGCTTGCGTAGCACTACGCTTGCGCGTCGCCCGGAGTGACCGATAGATTTAAGTATAAGTCGGCCGTTGGCTATGATACCTCACTCGGGGCGCGAGACGGAATCTGTCTCGCCGGGTGTTCCCCGCCACGCCCCGAACGGAGGCGCTTTGCGTCATTAAAGGCGCGAAAGGTGATGGGAGGCCCCTCGGTACTCGTTAAACGGGCCACACGCGAATTAAAAACGTGTGCGTCAGACCGGGGTAAGGGGGGCCAATTGACGGGACGGTTCGTTTGGAATCGCGTATTAAAACGTGATTCGTGGTGAAGAACCGCCGAATATCTAAAGGCGCGAACCCCCGCGCCAAGTTCGACCCTATCCCCCAACGCATCATCTTCAGTACGCCACGTCGCGGCCTTCGGGCTATGTCGAAGCGCACACAAAGCGTGGATGTGAAAGCGCGTCTGCCCCTCCGTCAAGCCCCTTCAGGGGTGTTCCCCCTTCGAGGCTACAACCGAGAAGGGCTTGAACGGACCCATAGGGGAGAAACGCAGACGCTAATGACGCACTAATCCCCCCACCTGAAAGGGTAGTCGAGCCTCACGGTGAGCCTCCCTTAAGGGAGCGGAAGAAGTGAATCGACCGAAGGATGGAAGGCGAGAGAGCGACCCCCCGCAGGGTTCCGAAGCGCTCTCGATGACCCGACGAAGGCCGACCGACGATTGGAATCCCATGACACCACCGGGTCACGGCAAGCTCCCGCCACGGAAATCGACGCGACGAAGCGTGCTTCACAAGACCAACCGGGCGACCGGCCTTCGGAGAAGGCGTGGATGCGAGCGATACAGCGTGACACCCTCTGTTGAATCCTGCTTCGGAAGGCAGTTAGCGACATGAAGGAACTCGCTTACAAATGGCGTAACGGCGTGTAAATCCCCTAAGTGGTCGTCCTTCACGACGACCGCGACCGGGAAGCACGCTCACGAGTAATGACGACCCGCATCCTGACAACGAACCCTTCGCGGTCACGTCAGTAAGGGCGCTTCGCGTGGTTAGTGAGAAGCGCCCCTGACGACCCTTCACGCTCGGGTTAAAGAGCGTGCGAGACGCCGCCTGCGAAAGTGGCGGGACACAACCTATGAAGGGATTTTTGACTACCTATAAGGGTAGCACGAGGGTCGAGACAGTTTACGAACGTGAAGCGCGGCGACGGGGTGGCCGATGAAGGTCCCCTTAAACGAAGCGGCGGGCGTCGAAGGGCGGCTGGCCCTGAAAGACAAAGACGAGGACACCATCGAGGAGTGGGGCTAAGATGGCGAAAACCTACGACGGTTCCCACGTTACTCCCAAGAAATACGCGGATCACATCAACCCCCTGAAGTTCATCGAGGACGAAGTTTCGGGAGCGCTCGAAGCGGCTGAAGCGAAACTGATTCTCGGAGAGTGTACGGCTGAACTCGTTATCGGACGGACGCTCGAAGAGGCCCTTCGAGGGGGTCCGTTCTCGTTCTTCCCCTTCCTGCGCTACAAGGAGCGCAAAGCGCAAGAGATGGCCGACCACACCACCGAAGCAGTCGTGAACCCCGTGAACCACATAGAGTGGGAAGCAAAGCGAGCGCAAATTCGAGCGATTCGGAACGCCGCAAAGCACGAAGAGGAAAGCCCCCACGGAGAATTCTAACATGAGTGACATCACCCTTTCCATCGAGAGCGAACCGCAGATGAACACACAGGAAACGCGAAAGATGCTGGCCGCCGCTGGAGACGAGTTCTTTCACAAGAACATCGTCTCCATGACGGTCTATGGAGACGCAGACGTTGAAGGCGCTCCCGGTCACGTCGAAGTTACGCTCGACCAGCGCGAAGGGGGTCGCCTCGAAGGGATGAAAACCGAGTTCGAGTTCTACATCCCCGGAGCGATGGACGAACGCGAAGAAACGCTCACGAACTTTAGCGTGAGTGTAGTTCCGACCGACGAAGAAGTTGAAGCGGCGCTGGAAGGGGTCGAGGCATGAGCGCTACGCCCGAGATTCACGACCCGCGAACCCTGTCCCTCCCCTCCTACGATAGCGAAGCAGAGCGCATCGAGGCTATCAACGAGTGCGACCACCCTTCGAGTGACGTGAAGTTGGCCGAAGGCCTTCCGGGTATCGACGTGGTCCACTTCTGTACGGCCTGCGGCGACCTTCTGTAAGGGAGTTCACCCCTCCCTCTACAGTAAAAAAAAAATAAAAAAAAAATTAAAACTCGCCCCCAGCAGAGCGTTTCGGGTAAGGGGGTCGAGTCACCAACTGGCTCACTCCCCCCGCCAGCCTCACCCGCGCTGGAAACAAACGGGTGCGAAGCTCGCCTGCGTTAGTGGCGAAGGATTCCAACGATGTCTAAGGGACAGCAGTACCTCGACCGACGTACCGAGCAGGACCAAAACGCGAACAAAGAAAGCGAGCCTGAAGTCGAAGCGAACAAAGCGTCCTCCTACTACGGAGGGGTTCGGAACGCCTTCAACGCAGGTCGGGCGGCGGTGGAAGCCCACCCTTCGGACGAACCGCAGTGGACTTCCGACAACGTAGACACGAAGTCCCCGCAGGTGCAGTGGATTGCCGCGCTAAACGAGAAGCGGAACGCCATCGGTGCGGTTCAGAGCAACGAGAACCCCTTCAACATGGAGGAGTACAGTGACGAGTTCGATAACGAACTCCCGTGCATCGAGAGTGAGGAGATTGACGGAGGGGTCATCGACATGCTCGAAAGCGCGGGCTACGGCAACGCTGATGAGCTTAGGAAGCTTCAAGTCCCGGTAGTGAACGGCGAACCCCTTCCGGTGATGGTCAACAACGAGGACGCGCTGAACGACGCGCTGGCCCTTCTCGCAGAGGTTCCCGACGAGCCTGAAGCGGCTGGTCAGCCGGAGCCTGAAACGAACGCTCTCGAAAAAGCCGCCGATGAAGGCACGGTCATCATGGCCGACATCGAGGCCGCAGTCGAGAAGTGGGCGAACCCCACCGACGAAGGGGTGACGATTGGGACGATCCGAGGGTGGTGTTCTCGTGATGCTGAACCACGGCTCACGGACCTCACAGAAGCGCAAGCCCTGCTCGCTGTCGAGAAACACGGCGATGCTCGAAAGACCGCCATCGAAGCCCTCGAAGGTCGCATCAACGCCATCAAAAGCGACGCAAAAAGCGAAACCATCAGCGGAGCAGGTGAAGGGACCTATCTCGCGGCAAGCGATGGAGGAAGCGAGCAGGACAACGATACCACGGAAGACACCGATGAGGGGGGTGAGGCAGTCACGAAGGAAAGCGGCGTCACGGTCGAGGTGAGCGTAGACATTCCCGAGGACGCTTCCCGAGGAACGCGACTGAAGGAAGCAGGGAACCTCATGGAGATGGGCTACGACGAGGACGAAGCGATGGAGATGGTCGGCCTCTAAGCCCCAAAAGAATTAACCCTTTGGGGGTTATTCTTTGACCGAGTGAGTTAGCGACTCCGAGGGGATCGCGCCCCCTGCTCGGCTTGTGGTGCAGTGCAAGGTGAGGTAAGACCATGTATGAAATCGCGGCGGTCCCGATTGAAGAACAGCGCGAAGATGAACCCGAGTTCACCATCGACCCCATGTTTTCAGGGACGCAGGCAGACGGCGGCGAACACCGCGAGGAGCGGCACCGCGATCTCGAAGCACAGCCGAAAACCCCGGCGGAAGTAGCGATGTGGGACGAAGAGGTTGCCCTATGAGTGAGGAAAACGAGTGGGACCATCGCTCGAACTTCAACGACTACGACGGCGACCATGCCTCCAGCGTAACCGAGGCTGTAAACCAGCGTAAGAAGGGTAAGAGGGTGGACCGCCACGAAGAAGCGCACATCCTCTCGGATGTTGAACCGACCAGAGCGAACGATGAAGTAGACCTAACGTGGGGCTAATCATGAGTGAGTTCAAACTGCCTTCGGAACTGTTGAACGGCGCGGAAGTCACCCTCGAAGTGTTCGAGGAAGTCCAGAAACTTGCTGACCCCGATGAGGTGGAGAAGATGGGCGATCCCGAAGCCTATCAGGAGGTGCTTCCTGACATCCATCACTTCGAGGAGAAAGTGAAGTGTGCCGAGATACTGCTCTACAACCTCGAAGAACCGACGTGGGAGACAGTAGTATGGGGTCACTCCTTCGGCTGTAAGGATGGACAGGCAGAGTTCGAGGCTATAGGGAGGGCTATCAACAATATTGCGGAACCCACCTCATCGGTGTAAACCATGAGGCTTCGCATCGGAGAGACATGGCTCGGAGAGTTCGAGGCCGAAGGTGAGTGTGAGCAGTTCATCGTGGATGGACTGGCCTCGATTGATGAACCCCTTGCCGTCGATGAGGTGGTCATCCCGAATGATGGTGACAGCATCATCGAGGGTCGCATCAAGATGCCCTTCACGGGGAACACCTACAACGACGAACTGACCCTTCGTGAACTGAACGAGAGGTACGACCGAGCCGGGTCGCCGCCGTAGTATCGCTCAAGGAATTAATACGCCGATGACCGTCTTTGACGACAGTAAGGCACCAACCATGCGGGACACAACCATGACGGAAACCAACGTCTCACGGATTGACGACGCAACGGACGAACAAGAGATCGGCCTCGTGGCGGGCCTCGTTGACGGCCACTTCGAGGCAGTAGCGTGGCGTGATTTCATCCTTCACCGCGTTAACAGCTCTGTGGTGGTCACGCAGGGTGGCCTCCAGCGAGGGGGTCGGTTCCGTGTGACCGATGAGAACTTCACGGGCCTTCTGGACTGGCTTGAAGCGAAGGACAAGCAGTATGGGGTGGCCTGATGCCCGAAATGGACGGCCCCCTCGACAGTGGACAACGGAACCGTGCAAAGAACCTCTGGAATCGAAACGGCGACGACGTAGTACGGATCGAAGGCATCCTCTTCAGCAGGGAGGGTGATGTGGTTCGGGCTGAGGTTTACGGTGAGCAGTTAGGAGATGCCTTTCTCCTGACAAGCAAAACGGAGCCTGTCGAGTTCGAGAATTGGGTGAACGCGAAGATAATCGTTCACGCCGGTAATCGGCGGAACCCTTCGGAGCGGGTATCATGAGCATCAAAACGATTCAAGAAGGCGAAGAGGTACTGGCCCGTGTCAATCCGGGCGAGATGGTCGATGGTGTCGTGAAAGAGATTCACGGCGACCGCTATACCATCGCCATTTTCGAGGGAACAGTCGAGATGAGTGTCGAGAAACAGAACGTGTGGCGAAACGGCTACGAGTTCAAGGTAATCTAACATGAGCGCAACCCAACCCGAACAACGGATTGAGAACTATGTCGAGGCAACGCACGCAATTGTCACCTCCCACGAATGGCTTCACCCTGACGGAAGTCGGTCGAGGCCCATCGTGAACAATCCTGAACTGAACCGCCGTGACCCAAGCTATCTTCGGGTTTCTGTTCCCCGAAAGGGAATGACCTTCAAGGTCATCGAGGCCGCCGAGGAAGTCGGCCTTCGCGTAGCTGACGTGTGGCAACTCGATGACGACTACGAAGAAGAGCGCATCGTGATGAAGTTCGAGCCGGAGGAAAGCGATGACTGAAGTAGTCATCAACAACTGCTTCGGTGGTTTTGGAATTAGTACCGAAGCGGGCAAGTGGCTAATTGAGAACCGTGACTGGAAAGTAACGGAGTACGATAACGGTAGTATAGCCGACCCAAACGCTGAACTCGTGGATAGCCAAAGTTCCAAGTATGGGAAAACTCGCGGGAGTCGTTATCGCCTTGTCGATGACACCCACCGGAACATCGAACTTCGGCAGAACCCCGACCTCATCGACTGTGTGAAAGCACTTGGAGAAGACGTAAACACCCGAACGTCGTCGCTAAAGGTGGTCGAAATTCCTGACGGCGTGGAGTTCACCATCGAAGAGTACGACGGAAACGAACACATCGCGGAAAAACACGAGACGTGGAGTTAAACAATAAGTTTACTCTCAATATCACGCTGGCATCATCGAGGAAGCAACCTACGAACGAGCGCCGGATAGGACTTCAGCATAGAACCCAAAGAATTAACACGGTGCGACTTGTCTTTCAGGGCGAAAGGGGTACACACCCCTCGCGGGGAGGTCGCCGCCCCCGCCTCGAAGACGGTTCACCACCGTCGGAAGATGCCCAAGGCGCACAACCAACCGAGGCAAACATGGAAACCAAAGAACACGATTGGATGATAGTCGAGGGATTAGACGAGGTACAAGTATTCGGTGAAGACGGCACCCTCATCGAGTCCTATACCGGGGATGAACTCTCCGTCGAATTGTTCCACCACGAACCGAGCGAAGACTAATACGAACACAACCTACCGAGGCAAACATGAGTCAAAACCTGCCGGACACGACCGAGCCGAATCGTATCGAAGAAGCAGAGGGTAACGTCGGAACCGCCGACTTCGAGATGGAGAGTGGAGGCGCGATTGAAGAGCATACTGGTGAAACAGGCTTCGTGGAGCGTGAAGTGAGTTCCAACGAACGCCTTACGGAGATGCTGTCGGACATGATTTACGACAGCGACGAAGCATGGGCGCGAGAACACCAGCAGAACCACGAGACAGCGTGTATTCGAAAGTGTCGGTTCCTGCTCCGGAATCACCCCGACTACGGTGCTGATTCGCTCACCCAAACGATGTGGGTTCATGCCGAGACTGGCGAAACAGTAACGAATGACGACGACCCACAGAAGGTGCTTCAGGAGTGGGCTGAAACTGACATGGGCGACCTGAAGAAGATCGAGGTTCCACAACCCCTCTCGGCTGTGGTCGAAGCGGCCCGAGACATCGGGTACGACCCCACCATCACCTACGACCTCTACCGAGACGGGCGAGAGATCGTGACCGAGGACAACGGCATCGGCATGACGGGCCGTGAGGTGGTCGAAGCCTACAACACGACCCTTAACAGCGGAGCCATCGTGGACGGCGACACGGGCGGTCGGATGGGGATGGGAGCGCTGACCTTCGGTAACATTACGGGGAAGCAAGGTGGCATGAACGTGCTAACCCGAAGCGTAAATCCCGAGACACCAAAGGATGCCTCGGGTATCCACTTCTACGCCAAGCTCGGTGGTGTGAAGGAACTCGATGAAACTCCCGACGGGTTCGACCCTGAAGAGTTCACAGGGACTCGGTTCACGATTCCGATTCAGGATAGCATCAACATCGACAACATCCAAGATTGGGTGGCGAAGTACTCTGAGATGCTTCGGGTTCCGGTGCTGTACCGCGAACACGAAAACGGTCGAGTGATCGAGAAGGAAGAGTACGGAGGAACCGACATCGCAGAGTACCATAATAACCCACCCATCCAAGTTGACCGTCCCGGTGAGTTCAGCATCGTTGCCGGGCCTGACGTGGCTTCGTCGTACAAGGCTCCAAATACATGGCTCGTCTCTATGCGAATCGACCGCAATACAGGTCACAACGTGAAGTCGCTCTGGAATACAGCAATTCAGATTCACGACGAACAACGCCGTATTGTCCACGGCCCTCATCGTGGGCTGTACTTCAAGGACGGCATGGTCGTGGCAGACCCCTCCGACGATCCTCGTGAAGAGGCCATCGCAGAGGTCCACGAGGACGACATCGTGCTTCCCGAGCCAACCGGAGATCGTGACAGGCTTCAGAAGGACAGTCAAGCCAAGCAGTTCTTCCAGTATCTAACGAAGTTGATGGAGGCCGAGGAAGAGAAACAAGCAGGAGTCTTTGCGGAGAAGATGGAGGAGGCAGAGCATCCCGCCATAGCGGTGAACGACAATCAGGACGAGTGGGTGGTATTCTACCGTATGGTGGACTACCACGGCCCCTACTCGATGGACGTGGATAACATCACGGACTACCTTCAGGATAGCGACTACCTGCCTGATTGGGACGACGGAATGTGCGCGAAGGTGGCAAAGCTCTTCGAGGAAGTGGACTACGCTGTCCCTGACTCCCACGACCCCTCAAAGAAGAAGCGCCGCTCCGAGAAACTGCTCGGTAACATCCTCGCTAAAGCCGACCTCGATGAAACGTTCATGGCGGCCTCGTCAGGAGGCAACTTCACGGATCAGTACCAAGTTGTAAACGATACCTACGACAACGCCGCTGTGATCGTGTTAGGTAGTGCTTCGGAGTACGACTTCTACGAGAAACACTTCGGGTTCGGCTACCTGAAAGAAGTGCCGTTGGAACAGAGTGATGAACATGACTTCGACGTTTCTGATAGTATTCACAAGAGACACACCAAAACTGTCAAAACCGATGAGGGGGGAGACGGCAGTAACTCTTCTCTCGAACAGAGTACACTGAAGATTCGGTCTAACTCACAGAACAAGAAGATAGACCATCGTTGGACTATTGAAAGGATCAACGGCCGCATCGAGGCGGGGAATCCCATCGACGGTCACAACTTCTTCGTAGTGTTTCCCCGAGGGGCTGACTATGAGAACATCTCGGACCACTACTCGATGCAGAGGTTTGCCGCCATCACGTCGGTCACGACCGATGAATACGATGCTCTCATCGACTCTCCTCGGGTCATGACCTACGAAGAGTTCACGGAGTGGTCAGAAAACACGGTTATAGCAACGGCCGGTGGACCGCTCACCGTGGGGGAAATGGCCAATCATAACAAGAAGATCGTGCTGTTCTACGCAACATCGAAGAAGCAAAAGCGTCTCCTTCAGGATGACGACACGACAATCCGACTCCGTAACCTCTACGCGAAGAAGGCACTTAGCTTGTCCTATTCTTTCAACGAAGATGACGAGTTCACAGTAGGTGTCATCGACTCTCGGACCTTCGAGCGGGCCGCCTACGCCTTCAGAAGTCACTTACTCAATATTGACAGCGGAGAAATGCTCACTGTTCGGTTCAGTACGAAGCGTATCCCCATTCGCTTCCCCGGCTCGGAAACGAAAATCAGTGGCTCCACTCGGCGTGAACTCAAACAGAAGGCAGAGACGCCGAAGTGGGACAACGAGAGTGGCGTGTACGACTGGATGGAGAGCTACAACAGCGGCGGCATTAATGAGATTCTGCTCGCACTTCACGATGCAGGTATCGACCCCACCGACGAGGGGGTTGACCTCGAAGAACTGCGCTCGAACGTTACGAACTGCCTCGAACTCACATGGTAAAACTATGACTGAAGAAGCCTACTCAAACGAACATCAACGGCAAGCGGTTGAGTACCTGCAATCACAGACGAAGTATAATGCAGTCCGAGCATGTGGTAACAGCGAGATTCATCTGTACTTGAGTGAGTACAGTTCGGTCCCGTTCAACGTAGAGCAGATACGTCCTTACAGAGTGGACTACGTAAGCGGACTTCCAGAAGACTCACATTTCACAACCAAGGTTGTTCTTCGGGGTAACTGGTCCGAGGTAGAACGATGAGCGTCAACAAAGTCCTCGACAAGACGGACACGAACATGCTGGTACAGCACAAGGATGGGAGTGTTGAGAACGTCTCACTCTCCCCCCTCAACCGACTGCTCTTCGACCACGGCCTGTGGGGTGTGCTTCGAGACGGAAGTGAAATCCTCCAACTGGACGGTGAGGATCGAGGAGTTACCCTCATCCCCGGTGAGGACGCTCGGGAGTACACGATGGAAGTGGACGAGACGGAGCCACTTCACATCGGAGAACACCAGAAGTCGGAGTTGGTGGATGCTCTCATGGACTGCTACGGAAATGATGGAGAACGCAATCCAGCGCCGCTCCTCCGACTCTACGATAGGCTCCGAGCTAATGTGGTTCGACAGAGAGTCGTGAACTACATCGGTGAAAGCGCCGCCCTCGGAAATAGTATCGAAATGCGTGATGATGGGTGGCTCATCAACGGCCACTTGCTTCTGACGTGGGACAACGAGTTCATTCATCCGGGGACTACCTCGCGTACAGTCTCCGGTAGCGCAGTTCGGGCAGGCTCTTCAGAGCCTGCCTATCAGATGAGCCTTAGCCATGTGGGGAACGAGAACCGCACCATCACCGCCGATGGTGAAACGTACCGACTGACAGACGCAGAGATGGAGTTCGTGGCCCGGTCACTGTGGGCAATTAAACAAGCGCCAAACAATCAAACCGGGGGTCGTTAAGTCATGAGATACGAAGTCAGACTCACAGTTCACCCAAGTCCCGAGGAACCGATGTTCGACATCTACCGGAACTCGTCTGAGTTCCGAGAATTAGTTGGATTCGCGGCTCGGTTGTTCGGTAGGTTCGTTCACCTAAAGATAGCAAAACACGACGATCATGCGAAACAGAAGGCCGTTGAAAACACATGAGTTACTCTTACACAGAACTCGGACGACGGTGGAGAGAGGACAGCACGCGCGGCTCGGCTTCACGAGTTAGAGTCGAAGAACACGAGTGGGGCGGAACGATGCTCGTAGCCTACGGTCATGCGGTCTACGGATACCGCTTCCCCGATGGCTTCACGATAGGCTTCCGAGGGTGGTATAACCCCGACAACGAGCGGCACCACTCAGGGGGGTGTAACAAGCAACAGATGCGGAACCTCGGCCTACTCAACAACGTGGACGCCGTGGTCGAGGGGACCGAGAAAGAAGCCGCGCCGAGAAATCTCTCTTTCGAGCCGTATGAGTGGGAACATCTGAAGCCGGACAACCAGCCTCAGACCGCCTCAATGTCATGATATACTACCAACTCTGGAACGAGGATTCGACTAAAAACGGGTTGGCGGCCTTCGACAGCAGGGAGAACGCCCACGCCGTCCGTGACCTCTTCAACGAGCGATATGAGAGCGAATACGCAGTGGAAGAGCGAGAGGGTCATCCTCCCTTCAAGCAAAAAACACAGGGAATCATGATTCTTGCGGCAGAGGCAAAGAACCTCTAACCCCGTAGGAGCAGGGAGGTTCGACTCCTCTCCGGGGCTTCAAGCGCCAACCTGTCGGGCGTGATGATAAAATCACGACGGGACACAGCTAACCGATGTTCGACATCAACGACGAGAGCAACGACGAGACGCAGAGCGAAGAAACCGGCTTCAACTTCGTAGAGAACGTCCGTGACCGCTTCGCGGGAGACGACGGACGAGGTAACGTTATCGAGGTGAACGAAGACAGCCGCGACATCCAGCGGTGGGGCCTCGGCAACCACTCGTCCGGCGGCGGTCCTTCGGAGGACGACTTCGACCGACTCCTCGATGGAATGGACGAAGACGTGGACAGCGAAATGAAGGCACTGCTCGAAGAGGCCGCACAGATGACTTCTCAGACCTCGGTTAGCGGCTTCGAGTGTCCGGTGTGTGGCCTCAACCACGGACACTCCGATAGTAAGCACGACATCCGCTCGGCCTTCTCCGTCTCGGACGAACTCACGGAGGTAGCAGAGTTCTGTCCCTACTGTCACTGCGGGGTGGTGGAACTGGCAATGCTCGTGGACTACTTCGGTGTCCTCGGAGAAGAACTCGTCTTCTTCGAGGATCAGGACGACTTCGAGGGAGTGCTGGAACTCGATAACAAAATTCTCCAGAAGATCATGCGGCGGCGTCGTTCCGGCGACACCATCCCTGTCGTCATCCGACAAGCTGGCCTCGAAGACGAGGTTCCGCGTGATCTCCACCGCGATCTCGCGTTGTTCTTCGAGCGGTGGCTCTCTATCAAGAACGCCGCGTCGAACGCTCCCATCCATCAGGAAACGCAGAGCGACATCGAGGAAGAACGCGATGAGGTGGAGGAGTTAGTAGCGGAGCTTCGTCAGCGATAACACAACCCCCTCATCGGGTTATGGCATAAAGATTTAACCCTCTCCGGATCAATTGTTTGATAGGGAGGGACACCCTACGGGGCCAAGTGGTCTAAGCATGGTTCAATTCCATGCTGGCCTCCTTGAGCGCCACCCTGTCGGGCGTGATGACTGCAACACGGCGGGACACAACCAACCATGAGAAACGTATCCAATAACGTTCGAGAGAAAGCAAAGAAAAGTTACGTTGACCGAATCCGCGAGAACTACAACACGACTAACCTGCGTGCCATCATGGGCCGATACCACGACGCGATACTAAACCGATGAGTGGGGTACAGCAGTTCAGCGATGCGGTCGAAGCGTTCTACGCTCATACCGTAGACGCCACTGAATCCCCTCATACGGACCTCGATGAAGTTCCCGACGAGGCGCGTATCGAGTTCAGTAACGGCGTCGAGCGAGTCAAACTCGGCGTCTCCATCTCGCCGGGCGAGGAAGGACTCGCCGCTGACACGGCGTTCGAGGACACGCTTTCGGAGGGCATCGTGCTTCGTAGCCTCATCGAGCGGGCGATGTTGGATAAGGAAGCACGGGTGATTCCACTGTGAACAAGTGGGAAAAGGGGGGTGGCATCGACCTCGATAGGTCACGGGAGTTCTGTAAGCAGGACTACCCGCACCAGCCCCACAAGTACCATCTACACATTCACTTCCTTCAGCGAATGAAGGAGCCGGAGCGGTTCCTTAATGGTGAGGTTATTGCACGACTCATCAGTGAGGGACATCTGAAGGATAACAAAGATGGATGCGCCGCGTTTCATTGGTCGCGGTTCGGTGGCATAGAATACTGGCTTATCGCTGGCTACCACGTAGATGGCTACCGTGTAGTGGTAAGCGCGTGGCCGTACCTTCGGGACCGAGAGGCGGCGCTTCAGTCAAACCGATGGACAAACGAGAAATTGGACATGGTAGAAGAGTTCAACAAACAGAAGAAGCGCAAAGAATCTGAGCCATCTCTACGTGAAAGGTGGTCAGAGTATTTCGAGTGGAGCGAGGCTCACGCATGAGCCGCAGTTTCGCTGAAAGGGCGAAGAACTACGTCGGATACCACGAGTGCGAGGCGATGAGACACCTCCATATGAGTGGGCGCAGTGTACCTGAAATTGCGTTCATGATGGAGCGAGACAAGAGAACAGTCAGAAGACACACTAACAACAACTGCCAACACCCATGACAACGAAAACGCTCAACTATTACCTCATCGTAGACTGGAAAGACGAAACAGTTCGGTCGCGGAAGACTGCACCAGATGACCTCGGCCCCTTCGAATTGTGTATCGACTCGGAAATCGAAATCGACATCCCTGATGTGGACACGCCAAGCATCTCGGAACGGCTCGATGTTCCGCAGGCTACCGTGGACCGCATCGCTCTCGAAGAGGTGTTCGACCGAGAGATGCCTGACTTTGCAGAATCGGTCGAGGAGGTCTTCGAGGAGGGAACACCAGAAGCCATGTCCAACCATGAAGTCCTCGGTCGGGTGATGGAGCGAACTGGCGGCGCTCCTGATCCTGAAAAGGTACTGAACTTCATTAACCAAAACAGAGAACGCATCGAGTAATAACGATGTATCTCTGTACCCAATGCGACTTCGAGAAATTAAGCGACAGAGGGTACGACACCCGTGAACAAGCACAGAACTCGGAGTGGGGAAAGACACTGTTCTGCCGCTCCTGCGACACGAACTGCGTACACGTTCCGGTTCGCTGAAACTCTCACGAGACTGAGCAAATTTTTCAGAACGATCCCAAAGAATTAAGGATTAGCCTATCTATTCTTTGATTGTGTCTGTTCCGAGGGGAGCGCACTACAAGAACGTAATGCGTGCGTCGGGTTCGACTCCCGAAGCAGGCTTTGCGCCACCTGTCGGGCGCTCGATCTAAGTAACGACGGGACACAACCAACCATGTACGGACGCTCTACGGAACCGTGTGAAGTCGTACAATTCGCCGGTCTGACTACCCACAACAACGTGACGCTCTCTGAGAAGGCGGAAACTGCCGCCACGTCGGACCACTCACGGGACGAAGGCATCTACCCGGACGACATGCCTGATACGTCTCTCGCGTCGGCAATTCGCTCCCTCGAAGGTGCAGAGCCGACCGGGAACGCATGGCGTGTTCCCGACAAGGTGGCAAAGCGCATCGATGTGAAAGCGGTACAGGAAGAGGCCCCCGATGGGGTCACGCTCCACCAAACTCGTGACGGTGCGCTGTTCGTGGAGACTGACCGCTTCCAGTCGGTCATCTCCCCTGATAAGCTCGAACAGTGGATTCAGGGCACCTACCGAAACGAGGAAGAGCAGTTCCTCGACGCCCTATGGCACAACCCCACGTCGGACTACGCCGTAGTGTCGCCGCTGGACTTCTACGAACCGCTCGAAGAGGCGATTCGTGACGAAGACCTCGGGGACCATGTATTCGGCACCCTCAAGAAGTACAAGGGTGGTGGCGAGGTCCACATCGAGATGTTGTTCGACAAGTTCCGCATCGACAACCCCGGCGAGCAGGATGACGAACAGGTAGCCGCAGACGGTGGCTCCTCGAACCCCATCCTCCTCGGTGTCCGCACGGGGTACGACTACTTCGGCGGGACTGCACTCTACGCCGAGGGCTTCGGTCAGGATACATGGTGTTCCAACTCGATTCGGAACATCACAGATCAAAAGACCCGACGCCACGTCGGGGACCCCTCGGAAACCCGAGAGTGGTGGGACGACATTCTCTGCGAGATGGACCTGATGACGGATCAACTCGCGGAACTCATCGAGGCCGCTGGTGAAATCGAGGTGGACTACCTCGACTTCAACTTCAGCGAAGTCCTCGACCACGCCGACGACCTTCAGGCGTACTTCGAGATGGTGGGGTTCCCGACCTACCTCGCCCGCGAAGCCGCCTCGCACGTTCGGAGTCGTGCCGAGAACCAGTTCTTACCTACCTGTTGGGAGGTTCACTCCGGGGCAACTTACGCTATTACTCACCACTACCGAGGCGGAGAAAACACGAGCCGTCTCAACGAACTCGTGCAAACCGCTAACGACTTCGTGATGAACCCGACCCAAGCCCTCGAAACCATCGACGCTAACGCCCAACAGCGGGCAGAGAGACAGAGGCGTGCGGCTACTGGCGAGGATGGAGAGGGCGGAGAAGGAGAATTGGATGAGTTCTCCTTCGAGGCAAAGGTTGAAAAAGCCAAGCGAGACTTGTCTGACCAACGAGATGAGTTCGAGAGTCGCCGTGACGAACTTCAGACGATGCTTGCTGGTACTGCTGAAACAGAAGAATCGGAGTAGGTAGGTAATGAGTTACACACAGGAAGAGTGCGAGGCGGCGTTGCTTGAGGCGGCTCGGAGAGTCGGTGACTCCCCGACCGCACGAGAGTACCAGCAGTTCGATGAACTACCTTCTCGTAAGACCGTTGCGAAGCGGTGGGGAGGGTGGGAAGAAGCAAAAGAAGCCGTAGGGTTAGAGTCGAGACAGACAAGCGAATGGCGCAAGAAGCCACTCAACAGGTCGTACTTCGATGAGGTGGACACGACCGAGAAGGCGTACTGGCTCGGGTTCCTCTACGGTGACGGCTACGTCTCGCTCACCGATGACCACGCTTCCTGTGTGCTTCACCTGAAAGAGAGCGACAAGTCTCATATCCAAAAGTTCATAGACGCGATAGATAGCGGTCACAAACTCCAACAACCCAAAGACGGTTATCGGGTGAAGATTGGGAACAAAGAGTTTGTAGAGTCATTAGTTGAACTCGGATGTGACAGGGATAAGACGACAAGTGAAGCACTACCACCCCTCATCGGTGAGGAACTTAGAGTGGCGTTCACTCGGGGCCTCTTCGATGCAGATGGCACTGTTGTCCCTGAACACATACAAATAGCAAGCAGTTCCGAGAAACAGTTAGAGAAGGTAGCAGACTGGCTTCCGATGGACCCACCCATCTACGAGTCAGAAATCTATCGTCTCACGTTCTACGGAGAAAAGAAACGGACGTTCAGGGATTGGCTGTACCCTGAAGGACAAGACACAGAGCCTTCACTAACACGTAAAAGAGACAAGATGGTATAACAATCATGGGTCGGCTATTCGATGACGATGACGACTTCGAGTTGAAGCGGAGAGAGAATGAGATGGAAGTGTGGAACGAGGACGGCTACGTCTTCGTGAGCATCGAAGGTCAGGGAGCAAGAACGCTCGGTGCTGAACAAGCCAGAGAGATGGCTGAAGCGATGCGGCTCTCTGCGGAGCGTCACGGCGAGAACAACGACGAGTTGTATCAAGCCGCGATGCTCGAACGGTGTGCAGAGCAAGTAGAAACCGACGAAGAGTAACGCTCGCCCCGGGGTCATCCCCCGGCGTCGGCCTCCCCGCCAAACGAGGCGGGACACAACCATGAACACCTGTACAAACTGCGGTTACACCGATGTAAGGAATCGAGGCACTGACTGCTCTCTTTGTGACGAGGGAGTGCTTACGCCATGAGTGAAGAAAGACAATTCGCATACGGAAAAAATCAGGTAGAGGACTGTAATTGTCCGGCTTCACAAGCCGGATTTGAACCCGTAGGTGATGACAAACCAGAGCTACGTTTCGGAGAAATCGCAGACCAGTACGACAACTATGTTGCGCTGGAACTATTTAAACGGGATGGCGGAAACATCGAGAACCTGAAAGAAACTGAAATATATAGTTCCCTGTCCTTTCGTGGATACCTTCCCGGCGTAGTAGACGAAGAAATAGCCCGTGAGTGTTGGATGAAGGCTATTGAAGCGAAGTCTGATTCTCCCTCGGCGGCTCGGGCTGGAAAGAAGGTAGCAAAAGAACTCGGGTGGGACTAATGGGCGGCTACCCTCCCGGTACGTCCCGACGCGACCTCATCCGAGGCGGCATCATCGAGCCTCACGACCACGAACACGAGTTCGACCCGTGTCAGAGTAAAGATAATCCCGTCATTGAGGATGGAGCGGCTATCTTCCATCTTCAGTGTCGCTACGCAGAGGGCGAGTACGGCGAGAAGTGGTCCTGTGATGAGACACGCACGTATCGCTTCGAGTATGATAGTCTATGTACTCCAAGCGGTGAAAGAATCGACTTACCCACCATCTCTTCTTGGGATGAGGTGGACGAGAACGTGGCAGAACAGGTCATCCACATCGAGGAAGAGTTCCACGCCGGGAACGAGGACGTGGTAATGAATGTAGATCCCGACCCGGATTGTGGGCAAGTAACTATATCGCTCGAAGGCTGGCAGTTACACTTCAGACCATAACAATGACTCAGTACGAAACAACCATTGATGGAACATGGGCAGAGGGCGAACTTGTAATTCGCTCCGGTGAATCCATCCGATTCGTCGGTAGTGTAACCGGCGTTTCGTTGGACGACATCGAGCTTGTGTTCCATGCTGACGGAGACGGGACGTACAGGTACGCTAAAGGACAGATAGACGACTACGCCGACGAACAAGTACAGGCGCTTATAGTGAAACACGTCGAACAGGCTCTCATAGATGGGGGATTCGACATCGACCCAAAGGTCGCATCGGAGGACTACGAGCCATGACTGATGACCCCGACGACGGCCGCTGTCCCGACTGCGGAGGTCTGCTTCCCCCAACTGGAGGACATCTATGGTGCGACTACGAACCCGGAGACGAGGAAAACTCATGACAGACACAATCACGGTAGAATGGATACACGTCGAACCGCACGATGACTTCGGGATGGCCCGAGTCGATACGAAAATCGAACTCTCGGAGAAGCGAGCCGCGGACATCATCAAGGGATACGCAACGAACTCACACAAGACTCTCTCCGAACAGGGACAGCGAGAACACATCAAAGAACTCGCAGAAACGGTCGAAGTTGAGCGGAGGCCCTACAATGAGTGACGACGCAACGAACGGTCACGTTCAGGTAGCAATTCACCACACCGTTGACAACCCTGTGGTTGAGTTACACTCGGTTGAACAAGTGCCTGAGAACGTGTCGTATGTTACACAAGATGACCCAACACGAAAAACATCACTGAGTATGACACCCGAGCAAGCCCGTGGATTGGCAGAGACGCTGAACGAGGCCGCTGACAAGCTCCAGACCGATGAATGACCGTCGTGCAACGAGAGCGGCGGATACGTGGGAAACAGAACCAATGGATGAAGAAACAGTCCTCGCTCTTCGGGACAAACTCGAAGAACGGGGCTACGACGTTCGCCTCTGCGTCGAGGCAAAACACGACGACTCATCGGTTATCAAAACTGTTGACAACCAGAAAGACGCTGATGTAACGCTCGCTAATATTCGTCTCGAAGAACAGTATCCGAAGAATGGTTGACATCGACCACCCCGACGAGCAAGAGGCAGAGGAGTCCCAACAGAAAGCAATCTGCATCATCTGTACGGAGTGTGAACACAGGAATTGGCGAAAAGGGGCGAGTTACACGCTCATGGCCGAATACGCCGAGTCTCAGTTTACCTGTGAGGGTTGCGGCCGGACTCTGGAAACAGGAACATGACTGGCCTACTTCCAGAAGATGCTGTAAAGTCCCGGTGTTGTAACTGTGGCAACGTTGGCAAGCCAATACTCGCTCTCGGTTCATGTCCCCACTGCGGCGGCGGGGTCGTACCGATAGATGAAAATGGAGAAGAGTGTACTCATGACAGCCAAGACTGAACGCGACCTCGAAGACGAACTCGGCCCGTCACCCCATCCCGCTTTCAAGAGCAGAGATGAGCCGTGGAAGGACCATGAACTGATGGTCCAGTTAGACGAAAAGCACACGTACCAATACGAAGTAGCCCACGTCCTCGGGACAACTCCCTCGAAGATAAGCTACTGGATGGATAAAGCACACGAGAACTGGACGCCCGAAGTTGACGATGAAGAACTGAAGTGTAAGTTCTTCGATACGTGTCACGGCGAGATGGACCAAGTATCAGCAGGGCTGTGCAACACCTGTCTCGATCTTCTCCGACACGATCAAAGCGAGAGTGGAGAGAACATCCGAGAAGAGTTTGAGGGTGATGAAGATAGAGAAAAGTACATCGAGGCACTACACGAACAGTACGACCATGAGGAGATACACGCATGAGATTCAACCCACACTTCACCGACGAAGAGATAGAAGAAGAGTTCGAGGGGTCAGAGTTCAACCCCGATGATCCCGGTGAGGAACACTTTGTCTGTGATTTCTGCTCGAAAGGTGTTAACTACACTTCTCATCCCCGTGTTGCTCACTATGTGGCTGACGATGTGATAAACGACACCTTCGAAGGAAGTACACAGATACCGGACTATATCCATCGTGAAAGGCCACTCGTTCCGCTGGCTACGTACTGCCCTAACTGTTCCAAGAAACGGCTATTCTTTCCCTGCGAAGGATACGCTGAAGCTCATATCTACTTCACGTTGGAGAAAGGTAAAACGATGCGGGACGTAGAAGTAACAGACATCTCGGGCCGAGATAACGGAATACCGTGGGACCCCTACGAGGTGTCCGAACGCATCACTCCTCACGAAAGTTGGGACCTCCAAAAAATCATGGCCGAGCAAGAACACCTGTGGGGGCCAGAGAACATGGTGACTCACTTCCTCGCTGTCGTCGGAGAAGTAGACATCCGCGAGTTGGTGAAGTGGGACGGAACTCTGGAAAACAAGAAGGTAGGCTTCGCCCGAAAGCAGTATCAAAAATTCCTCGAAGAACAAAGCGCGAAGGGTGGTGGGCGAAAGAACTTTCGTGACAGCGTAAGAGAAGAAAACGAGTGAGAAGGATGCACAAATCCAGAAAACCTAAAGTAGCAGAAATAGAAGGACAGCGTAACCATGAGCGAATTACCTGATGAAATCCATGAATTACTGAAAGAGCATCAGGTTGACCTCGATGAAGTTACCGATGGAGGCGTAGATAAGAAAATTATCGAATCAGTAATCGAGGATGTGAAATCTCTTGATAGAGAGAACAAAGATACAACAGTCGAAATGCTCCGTGTCCTCACGGGGACTGAAGGGGAAGAGCCTTAGTCCCCGTCAAGGAACTTCCGCTGGAGTCGTCGCTTATCCTCCTCGGTCTGTTTATTGTAGTGTTCGTCAAGCACTTCACGAGACATGTCCATGCGTTCGCTGGTCATGTCTTTCGTCATCCCTTTGTTGAGGTTCGCTGTTGCCCTACCACGTCGAAGGGCATGAGGCGAGCGAGACGCGGGGCACTTCGACGCGGCTTGCTTCGGCCCGGCGGCCTCACACTCATCGGGGTCGCGCTCTTCAGGACAGTCTGCGCCGTACCAACAGGGTCGCGTCATCCCGTAGATGTGGCGCTGGATAGTGGTCTTGTGTGGTCTGCCCTGTTCGGTAGCAAGAAGCGGTTTGCGCCCTTCATTGTCCTCTACATCGGGGCGATGATGCTCCTTCCAATCTTGTATTGTTTGAGTGAGGGTGTCACCGATTGGCACTCTCCGCTCGGACTTCCATTTATTTTTCAACGGTGTCCCCTGCTCGGGGCGGTCTTGGAAGTCGAGGAACCACCCGTCTACGCCGGGGTCGGGACTCTCTCGGAAGTCACCTGCATCGAGCGCTCTGACACCACCGATTCTCGCTCCAACGTTCCACATCAGGTGGAAGAGAACGTGTTTGAACGAAGCGTAGTGGTACTCTCCGAGGTAGTCGAGGATAGCGTCGGCCTCTGACTCTTCAAGGCTCACGTCTCGGGAGCGATGGTCCTTGGACGCCGTTGGCACGTCGATGTGCTTTGCAACACCTTCAGGGACACATCCGAAGTCCTCACAGAATCGGATGAACAGCCGGAAGGTGCGAATCTCGTTCTCCAGCGTCGTCGGTGCGACCTCATCGGTTCGGTAAAAGCGATACTTCGCGGCGACTTTCCGAGTCATCTTGGTCATGTCGTCGCGGTCGTACCACTCCAGAAAGCGGTTAAGGCGGCACTTGTGTTCGTAGAGTGTCGTCTGACTGATTTCTGGTTCACGGTACTTGAGGTACATCTGTACTGCTTCTTCGGGGGAAGTTTGGTCGAGCGTTGTCATGGTCGAAGAAAGAAGTGATTAACGTACCGGGGGTACACTCCGGTGCGTCATTCAGGAGATACCTGCGTAGCACTACCTGCCCGAGTGGGAGCCTTTGCGTTGCGGTGTCGCGCCGAGCGGAGCGAGGCGCGAAGGCCCCGGGTTCAAATCCCGGCGAGTCCATCCGAAATAAAGTCCGTCCCGAGGGACGGCTGCCTGTTGTTTTCGGTGTTTTCAACACGTCGAGAGCACGGAATCTGTTTTTCGAGCATCCCTCGCGAACGCGAGTAGCGCAGGCTACCCGGCGCGGGTACGTGTCTGCTGGTGGCCCTTCCGAGGGAGGTGACGGTCGGTGAGTATCGATCTGGGCACCCCACGCCAGATCTGTGAGTACTGCGGGCTCGAAATCACCGACGACGAGCAAGCCTGTCCAGCACTCGATGATGGGAGGTGCCAGCCATGAGCGTCGACGCCACCACACCCGATGGCGTCGCCGCGGAAAATCTCTCAGTTGGCGACGTGGTCGTCGTCGACCGCTCGGTCGGCTCGATCACGGCCAAGGCCTACGCGACCGTCGTCGCCATCGACGGCCGCGGGTCGCGCCTCGTCGGGCCCGATTACCCCTCGCCAGCGTTCGGTGGGGCGTTGAAAGGGAATATCCGGCGAGCCGTACGGTCGAGATTGCGAACCGCAGTCCTCCGTTCGGTAGCACGCCCGCTCCGGCGGTTCCGTCGCTCGGACGGAGGAGGTCGGTGCGTTCGGTGGCCGTCGTAGTGTCACCCGACCGCATCACGTGGCAAAGGCTCGATTCGTCCCCGCGCGGACGTCGAGTCGGGGAGCGTGACGCCGGCGGTGAGAAAGGCGCCGCCAGATCGGCGGTCGATGCATGGTCGATCCGACCCGGTGGTGGGCCCCGTGTAGGGGCACGTAGAAGTGGCGGGTTCGAGTATACATACGTACCGCTCCAATTCTCAAGCTGGAACCGTATTCGACCTCGGACGGTACGCGCCGGGTCGTCCCCATCGACGCGCGACCGGTTTCAGCCGTGGTCCTCGTCCGGCGGTAGTCCTTCGTCGTTCAGTACGGTGCCGCCCTCGTCGACGGTGACGACGCCGCGGTTGTTCACCGCGTAGGGATCGAGACCGATCTCCTCCATGAACCCCTTGTAGAGGCGT